GTTGAAGTAATCTGATTTGCGTGGTGGAATGTGTGACATAGAATAAATTTTCCATCAATTACAAAACCTATACGCACGCTTCCGACGCCAAGCCACTCGATGTCCATCCAAAAGATTTGGGCTTTGGTCGTATCAAGCGTAAGCCCAGACGCACCGGTACCATCAAGTTTGTCCCCGTTCCAATCAGCCTGGTAAACAGGGGTTTCGGCCACAGACCCAGATACAAAAGTTCGCTCGACAAAGCTCACTCCATTTCCCGATTGCTCAAAGTAGTATCCGTTTTCGTCCCCAAAGTATCCAATCCGTTGCCGAAGATTGGTTTTGGGTGAGTTCATCACAAACGTGTTGAGAACGTTTAAGGACTTACCCGGTTGGTAGGAAAATACTCTGGTTGTCTCCCGGATAATTTCGTCCCCATTAGTCGAACCGATCGTCAAATCCATCAAACCCTGACTTGAGTTAAACGTGGCAGAAGCTGTTCCAGAAGTGTAGGTCGACCAAAGTCCGTTGTCCCTGTATCGAAAACTGGAATCAAAAAGGGTAAGCGGATTGGCTGTTTTGATCCGGCCAAATGCATCGGTCGGAAAAGATCCGATGATGCTTGTTGAAAGCCCATCGATCCCATCAACAATCTTCTGAAGGCTACGGACCTCCGTGTCCGACCAAAGAGCCGTGTTATTCTCTGGGAAGTAATCGGGCATAAATCAAGGCTAAATGCCCGGCGTACAAAGTAAAGCTATTAAGCTCCCTCTTCCACCGCCTCAACAAAACCCATCCGCTCATTGGCCTTCGAATCATCGATCGGCCCCCCTACAATCCACGCTTTGCAACTCCTTGCTGCCGCGCACTTAAAATCAAAAGCTTCGCAGTATCCAAGCTGCCCGGCATTTACCACCTCCCACTCGTCCCCTCCGCGTTCCTTGAGGCCGGAAGCAATACATTCCTGCATCCTGGTGGTAACATTGAAAGCCGCACAGTTGCCGCAACGCGATTTCTTTGCCTCCTCTGCCGACGTGCCAAACTCTTCACCAAGCTTTGTCCAGTAGTCTTCGTTGGGTTCATTTGGGTTAAGGGGCCCGTATAAGGCCGTTTTGATTGCCTTCTTGCGATTGGCAAGGTTGGCCGCAATGTCTTGGGTCTCGCGGGGACAGGGCTTGGCGGGCATCTTATTTACCCAGGCCGCGGCCCTTGTTGTGAACCTTTTGGGACATCTGCTGGAATTTTTCTTTGCCGTATTTCTTGCGGCCAATCCAGGCGGCAAGCGCCTTGGGATTTTCAGCCCCCTTTCCTGCCAGGCTTCGCGTAAGCTTTTCAAATCCCATTTTCATTGTTTTACCCTGTTGGTGTGGGCCGAAACAATCCGAAGATTGCTTGGGCGATTGTTTCTTGGATTGCCGTCCTTGTGGTCGACATGTTTTCCATTGAGGGCTTGCTTACCGTGCTTACGGATCATCATCCTCCTTACCTTGTTCCTATGGGCCCTGTCTTTTTTCTGCCGGGTTCCACTGTGGTATTTAACGTACTGTTCCCGGTAATCAACTTTCCCAAGTGGCATAGGAACTTACTGTTTTTTGTAGTCAAAAAAGGATTTGTACGATCCTACCGGAGGTCTGGCTTCAGGAGCGACAACAGGTTTACGCCTGGAAGGAAGAGTCTTACTTTTATCGTACGCTCTTTGAATCTCAGGACCAAAATCGTAAAGCAATTTTGCTGTGTTTCTAACGCCGGCACCAAGGATCTCTTTAACTCTCATAAGTTCTTCGGGAGTGTATCCGTTGAACTCTTCTTTTGTGATAGGAATGGTATTAACCATTTCTTCAGGACCTTCTTCAATTTCTCCTCTCTTAGAAACAGAAAGTTTTTTAACACCCATTTTATTAAGCTCTTTATTTCTAAGGGCTTTTTTTTCGGCTTTTTCAGCCGCTTTGGCTTTTTTATATTCCTCATCTAGAAATCTGTCCATTCGATGTTGAGCTTCAACTTGAGACCGGTAGACGGGTTCGCCCGTTATACTCATCCGTCCAAGGAAATCTGGATTACTCGTCAAGGCATAATCCTCGTAAAGATAAGGGGGAGGGGGCATGATCATTTTGAGTTTGTTGTCGGGCATATTATTTACCTTTCGATTTGCCAGCTGCTCTCAATGCTATGGCAATGATTTGGGCCTTTGGGCGCGGCGTTCCGCCGGCCCCACGGGCCTTTCCTTTTTTCTTGTTATCCGCGTAGAGCTCGCGGATGTTGGCTGAAACGCTTTTACCTAGGGGCATGGATCTATGTTATAGGCAAGGATATTGGCGTCAAGAGCCTTTACCCAAACCACCCTTCTTTTTCCAGCTTATCCGTTCCGGGCCTTTCTTCTTACGAGCCGAGGCGGAACACATAGACATCGTCGGACGGCACGCCGGATAGCTGCCTTTGCTGGAGTCCGAGCGGCCACACGGTCCGCCTGTTTTGCAGTTAACCCAGCCTTTCCCTTTGTTACGCTTGAACCATCCATGGAGGCCATATTTTTTCTCCAGTTCGAAGTTCATTTTTCAGAGTTTACGAGAGCTTGCTTTTTAGCTTCTTCTTCAATACGTTTTTTGATTAAAGGGTCAAGATTTGCTTCGAGCTCCTTCATTAGCTCCGGACCGGCTTTACTTCCCTGCATGGCTGTATCAATCATCATGTCCACCATCGGTGCAAAAGCAAAGCTGGCCGCAGTTGCCCCAAGACCTTTGTTTGTTGATCGAACTTTTTTGTACTTTCCTTCTCCCACGTGTTTGTATATTTTCGTCTTGGTTTCGTCCACAGCTAGCCCCTTTTCGTCCATCGGGAAATGAGTTGATCCTTTGCCATGTCTGCCGCTTTTTGAAGTGGTTAACTTTTCTTCTGTTTCAATAATGTAGTGATCTGGTAATCCTTGGGCGTATAATAGGTTGGCTTTACCTTTTGCAAAAGAAGGCCAAGCCGTTGGCCTAGTTTTGATTTGTTCCGATAGGCTTGGGGAGTTAGCAAACTGAGGCTTTGTTCCTAGATAAGATGGGCTCCCAACGGTTCTAATTTTTCCTGATTCTAATATATCTTCATAAGCCGGATTGCCGTAAAATACCCTATAAAACTTGTTAGGGTCTTGAAAGTCTTCCGCAGTCTTAAAATTTTTAGATCCTAGCGGCATATCACTTATTCCCCCAGTTTTTGGCGCCCTTCTTGCGGCATTTGACCAGTGCGCCACTGGCGTAGGCGGAAGGCCAGACCTTGTAGCGGGCTTTCACCTTTCGGGTACATGCATCGTCCGATTTCTTCTTCCCAAGGGGCATATTATTTCTCCAGTATATCCTCGACTCCGTCGTCGTCTTTGTCCTTAAAAGTGCTTGGATCCCTTGTAAAAATTTTTTGAGCCAAAAGGTATTTTTCCTCCGAACTCATTTCCCGCCACACCGAGGTTCTCCCGCGGGGACGCCACACAAGGAACACCAAAACGATTCCCACAAAAAAGAAAACGGGCCATAACATCAGTACTTCCCTTTCCGGTTGGACGGGCTTGACTGGGTAGAGCCGCCTGGGCCAGCCCATAAGTGCTTGCAGGCCCAGTAACGGGCGCTTAGCTTGCTCCCCGGATTGGCGCAGTTGTGGCGGGCCCGGAAGGATTTGCGCGCCGCGGCCGAGTAATTGTGGCCGTATCCTTTGGCCCCAAAGTGTACGAGGCGTTCCTGTCCGCCCTCGCAGGCTTTGACCATTTTCTTTTTGCCCGGGCGTGTGCTGGCCCGGGGTTGATTGCAAGGCATGCTGGCTTTTCCTAATGGCATTATCTGGACCCTCCCGAAGATTTTACAACGGAACCCTTCTTTGGTATATAACCCGCGGCGTAGCCAGGAGGACCAAACTTCTTTAGCTCCAGTTTTCTTCCAAGCTCCTGCATGTCCCCGCTGAACAAAGCCATCTCTGCCTGCCGCCTGTCAGTCAATCCTGCCGCTGGCTCAAGCTTTCCGGTGTCCTTATTTCTTACCTTGTTCCATCTTGGAAACTCTTTGAGAGCGCCTTCAAAATCTCCGGCATTTAATTTTTTCCTAAGCGTGCTGGATGTGAAATTGGGCTCTCCCACATTGTACATGAAGCTAGCCAAGGCTCCGAGTTGATTGGTTGTCAGGGGGACTGACACAAGTTCTTGTACCCTTGGAATAAATTTGTTTTCCAATTTATCTTGAAGCATTTTGGCAGCTTGGGGTTCTGTCAAAACGTTTGTGCTCTGCAAAGTCAAACCAGGAAACTCATACTTTGTCAGTCCATAACCGATTGTGGCTACTCCGCCCTTGTCGGGATAGACGGTTGGCGAGAACTTCTCGTAGTTTTTGAGAAGATCAAACGCCTCTTGCGAGGTCATTTTTTGTTTGGGTGCGTCTGGCATGGTTAGCTGATTCTACCAAGACCTATTTTCAAGGCAACTCGTCCCGCATAATTCCCTCGGAGAATTTGCGGATCAGTATCGCCCTCAACACGTTTCGTTTGATCGCACTTACATTCGACATCTTATCCAGGATGAAATCAAACTCGGCGGCATCCTCGGCTGCTTCTAGGTTCGGGATTAGCCTGGAAAGATCGGCCTGGATGAGAGGACCGGCAAGCTTTACCCACTCGTATTTTTCATCCTCCGTCAAATCGCGGGTCAAGGCAAGGATTTCATAGACGGATTTGTCCACGGGGATCCCCTGTGCCGCCTGTTGAGCCATTTCTATTTGGGCAATATCATTAAGGGATCCGGCATCCCAGTTGATTCTGCGCCCGTGTTTTGCGAAAAGGGAGATGAGTTTGTCGTGGATTTGTTGATCAGTTGGTATGGCTGCCCGATCATACTCGGATCCGGATACACCAAGTTTGAAGAAACGTTTGACTAGGGGTACGGTATTGATCACATCAGTGGATACCTGGCCTCCGAGGAAGTCGAGATCCTGATCCCCGAACCTGGAGACAATGGGGAAGCTGGATAGGAAGTAAGAAGCAAAGCCATCTTTATAAAGCTTGGCCCGGGGCTGTCCCATCAGCCCGTCATAAAGAGCATCGTAGTCGCGAAGTTTGGGGTAGAAAGGAACATAGGAGGCGGCGAGCTGTCCGGTCAGGGTTGCAAAATTCCGTATTGTATCCTGTGCGGTCGAAGAAGGAGACACCAACTGCAACAAATTTCTCGCTCCAGTGAGAACTGCCATATCGATAATTCCCAATCCGGTAGTAAGTCCGGCGGTGGCCAGAATAGATGGAGCGGCTTCCGCAAAGGATCTTTTTTCATATCTAACAGCCTCTCCCGTTGCGGCCACCGGCATGAGGAATCCAGTTGCTCCAGGGAATAAAGATTCCCAGGCGATGAACACAGGGCCCTCGGCTACCTTGACTCCGCCAATCATAAGGGGTTCGCCAAACTTACCGATCTGCATGGACTTCAATGTCCCGCCAGCGGAGAAAAACGCCTTCCTTTGGGCCGGATCTTTCGGGCCCTTGAAATGCACAAAAAACCATGGATTCTCCTTGTCGTCGTTAAGAGCAGACCAAATCAATCCGATAATCAATCCATACATGGAATGACCTATGATCATCTTTGATCGGAGCATGTCCCTTTGGTAAGAGTTAGGCATGGCCGGAGGACGGTAAAAGCGTTTGGTAGCTTCCGTGTGTGCCAATAAACCGCCCATTCCACGGAAATACCTTAAAAAAGAAACACCTGGTGCGTAATTTAAAAATTCATTTGCCAACGCGGAGCTGGTCCTTAAGAATTTTAGAATTGATGCGGATACCCAGAAATGCTTTGCCACCGCATCCAGACTTCCGGCAATAAATCCTATGTATCCTTCATAATCCTGCTGGAAGGACAGTCTTTGCGCGTACACGTTGGCTCGTTCAATAACCTGTTTGGTGAACTCATCTTTGGGCATATTTTGATCCAAAATTTCATCAGCCCTCAAAAGGATATCTTCCGGGGTCATAACAATCTCCCCGTTTTCAGCAAATTGCTTGGCTTCCGACATGGCAAGTTTCATGGCACGTTCGATACTGTCGGAAGTGCGGTTCAACCTGATTGCCATTTGATCAAGGAACTCCTCTTCTGTTGCATCGGGATTCTCCTTGGCCAGAAGGTAAGCAGTCTCCACCACCCTTCCAAGGTCCCTCGCTCCAAACTTAATAAACGTATCGGAAGCCGCCATTAACCTGGACGATAATACATAAGAACCTAAAGCTGAGTTATAAGGATAAATAGGAACGTCCGCTATTCCACCAAACCTCCCAAGATATTTTCCAACAATGGGTACTTTGGTGATCAGTTTCAGATATGGGGAACCGGCTTCCATCATTTTTTCCATGAAAGGAAGTTGACGCAGGGCCAAGGGTGTATCGATCAGTTTTGTGGGGAACAATTTTGTGACAATATCAAAAACAGGTTGTTTTAATCTTTCCGGCAAAAACTTAAGCTCGGGCTTCCACTCTGCCTGAAGATTAATTTTAAGTTCACGACCCTCTTTGCTTATAACCTCTGACAACGCCTGAACTGGTCCGGATTTTTTGACAAACTGCGGGATGAGTCTGGAGAGAAATGATGCTATGGGAGAGACACCAAAGGGAAGTTTTACCTTAAGTTCCGCCACCTGATCGCCACGTTTCCCAGCCTCCGCAGCCTGTTTTTCTTTAAGCATTGCCTCGAATATATTGAATTGTCCAAATTCCTTCATCACCGCCGAATCCGTCGGGAATCTTCCAAGTTTCCATACTTCTGACGCCGCTTTTCTAGCCAGTCCTTTTTCCGAAAACCAAGCATTTTGCAGGGCTTCGATTCCCTTTTTAATTCCAAGTGCCTGGAGTTTTTGTTCCTTTCCTCCCAAAGTTTGTTTTGCGGTAGCCAGGCCATAAGCCTGTAGCCCTTCCACAGCAACTCCATTGATAGCCGAAGTTGCGTTAATTCCAAGGGACCCAATTGCGTTCAAAAGGTTAGCCGTCTGGTAAGACGGCGCTATCTTGGAAAAAGTGATCGGAGCAACTGTCTTTATGTAGTCATTAATTTCGCTGATCTTGGCATTACGAAGCCGGCCTTCCGGGTACTTGGACAGATTGAGAATCATTTCATTAACCCTGGCTCTTTCCTTGTCTCCAAATTCAGGGAGACCAAGTTTCATGTGAATCTGTTGGAAAATTTCCGGATCGGTAAGCAGTCCTAGGTTGGCCGCATCCATCAGCTTGTCGATGGCGGAGCGAACCTTTCTGGTTTTTCTTTCCGCGGTCTTTGCCAGACGTTCCTTCAGTTTGGTCAACGCCTCTTTCCGTTTGGCCGCAACCATGTCCTCAAGACTCTTGGACAGATAGTCAGCCGCCTGCTGGCGAAGATTTTCCGGCATTGTGGTACCGTCAATGAAAAGTCTCTGGAGTTCTTTTTTGAACTCGGTTATGCTTTCTTTTGGATCTCGGATCAACCTTTGGATGGTCTTGTTCGTCCCGCCGATGCTCTCCAAAGAAGTGACGACACGCGAGAATGTGGAAACGGTCGTAAGCTTCTCTAAAATTTTATCCAGAAATTCGCTTAAAATAGCTTTTTCACTTTCTTTCGCTGTGTTGCTTATGTATAGGCGAACGTCAGCAATAAACTCCGTTCCTTCCTCAAACATTTCATAAAACTCGAGTAACTTTTGTGCGGCTGTCGGGGTTCCTTCAGTTTTCCTTGGGGTAAGAATTCCTTTTTCCTTGAGCGGTCCAATAATTGCCTGGCTTTTGATATACCTTGCTATCTCCTTGAGTTTAATCCGGATGGCCGGATCTTTAATATTACTGGTTTCCTTAATGATTTCTTTTGCTGTCGGGGCAACAAGATCCTTCAGGGTTCTGGGGGCCTGCCTGATCGGAGCTTTCTTTCTCTTCTTTGTCACAATGTTTTCAAAGTCGTCGGCAATAATTTTTGCGCGACCACGTGTCTTCATTTCGCCAACCTTGGCTTTGGCTTCTTCCAGTTCCTTCTGGGTAATGTTATAATCATCCTTGACGGCCTCCAAAATCCTGGGAAGCGCCATATTATAAGCGGGCAAGAAATGATGGTAAAACACCCTCAGCCTGGCTTCTGGGTTTTTGGCGGTCGTGAAGAACGGACTTAAAAGCAACATCTTCTTTAGTTTTTCAGGCTCAAGAATATCGTTGGCTTCTGCGTAAGACTTGGAAACAAACTCCACCATATAGTTCGCCAGTTTATTGACGATGACGTCATCGAACCCAAGATTGTCCCCGCCAGTCGTATTGGAAGGAGGTAGGCCCACCGGGGAAATCACATCCGAGAAGATATCGGCAAACCGGCTTTCCGATGCCATGACCATGTTGGCCATTTCGGAGTTGAGCTGGGCAAGTTCCTCGGCGGCATTTTGTTTGAGCTTTTCGAATCTTTGAATCTGCGAAACAATGTCCTGGACCTGCGGTGAGCTGGCAAACGCATCACCGGCTTCAAGATCGGCTTTGGCAATCTCCTCGGTCGTCTGTTCCAAATACGGAATATAAGGCTCCATCCGCAATTTGGCCGCAGCCTCAATCTGGGATTCCAGAACCTTGGTGAAAGCCAAAGCATCGGCGGCAAGATCCGGGCCCTGCCAAAGATACTGGATGGCGCGGCCCGGATCGATCATGTGACGGTCCTGCAACACCATGGAGACCTGAGCCATAAGTTCCTGGGCATTGGCGTCTCCGTCGGATGCCCTTTGGGCCAAAAGATTGGCAATCTGGAAACCAATAGCCGTGCGTATGACCAAAGGAGTGCGGCGGGGGAAAGTGTCGTTGAGGAACTGTCTGACCAGCTTGTTAAATCCGTCGGGACGCTTGGATACTTCGTTGATGTAATCAAGGGCCCTTTGTTTTGTTTCCTCGTTAGTCAGCTTCTTGTAGGTAAGATTGGCCTCCAACCTGTTGCGTATTTCCTCGTTGGGGATCACATCAAGCACGCGGGCCAGCCAGTTGGCACCGCCCTGACTTATAACCATTTCGGGTTCTTCAATCGGCGGGGCACTCAAATACGGTTTTTTCTTGGCAAAAATCTTGAAGGTCGGGTCTTGCGCCTCCAGAACCTTTATCAGTGCGGGTCCAGCCGAGCGGGTCGAATAGGCCTTGCCCTCATAGTAGATTGTTTGCCCGCGCCCAAGGATACGGAACACGAGCCTGGCTGTCGCGTGCTTGTTGGACTTGCCCCAGACAGACTCCGCCGGAAGGTTGGATACCCTGACATAGTAAAGATCAGTTGGCTTTTCACGATCTTCGGATGATTCAAACTGCGCCCTCTCCATGATCTCCTCGGGCAAAGCCTGGTCGTCTCGTATAAAGATGGACTCGGGGAGCAGCTTGTTCATCTCCTCCATGTCCTCGGCGCTTTCCAAAACGCTCTGCTTAAGATCGGACAGATAGATAACGTTCTTCTTGCTGGCGTATTGATCCAGAGCCCACCGCATTAAATATATTTCTGTCGGGTGGAGAATATTATACGCTTCGACGTTTCTGATACTTCCGGCAAACTCCGCCCATGGCAGGAATTTCCCGTAGAGATCCTGCTGGACATCGGTGTTGAATATTTTAGAGACAAGCCCGTTCTCAGCCAGGTCGATCATTCGGGCAACCCGAAGGGTGCTGAAGTTGAAACGGTTTGGCTCTTCCGAAGGAAAGGGATTGGTCTTCCCTGCTTCCGGCGGGATATTCACATAAGGCTTGGATTCTTCTTCGATAATCAACCTCTGAAGATCCGACTGGCGGCGTTTTAGCTTGTCGTATTTTGCTTCCTCTTCCGGTGTAAGATCGTCACGGAATTCGAGGTCACGCATCTTTTCGACATTGTTTTCAAACTCCAGGTGGTAGCGGCTCAGCTTGGAAATTTCTTTTCTTTCCTCGGCTTTTTCTTCAACCGCCTCGGCATAACCGCTGACACGGTTGTTAAGCTGATCCAAAGCATTTTTTATTTCTTTGTCAAAATCGGCTGGAACATAGGCCGCTTTGCTGCTGATACCCCTTAAAGAAGCAAGGGCTGTCTCTGCCGCGTTGAAGAACATCTTGAACTTTTCCCGCACTGGGGATTTTTGAGCTTCCTCGACAAACAGCGCATCTTGCCTGGCTTTAGCCCGGTTGTAAGCAGCTCGGTTGGGGGCCAATGCCAGTTCGGTTGTTTTTCCAAAAACATTGATGCCAAGAAGCTGGGCCATCAATTCTGCCGACACGAGAAGTTTATTGGTGGCGAACAGGGACATCTGTTCCTGAAGCTCCTTGCCGGTGTACGCTCCACGTCCGGCAAGAGCATGATATAGTTTAACGCTCTTCTCAATCGTGTTTTGATCTAGACTGTCGTAAAAATCCTCAAAGAATTTTATCAGATCGGCAAATGAACCCTTTTTCCCGGCACGTTTAAGCTCGTCCCTGATCACGCGGAAGGTTTTGACGTGAACAACCTCATGCATGATGACATTCTTTAAATAATCCTGAAACTTCTTTCCGCGAGTATTTTTTTCCTCTTTGAAAAAATTCACTCCGAGTGTAATCACATCCGTGTCGTCCGATGATCCCGGGGTAGCTGTAGCCTCAGCCCCCAGGACAAATTGAACATTAAAGGACTGCTTTCCTTTGCGATCGGTAATAGTAAGAACCCCGTTCTTGTAGTCTGATTTGTAAACTTTTTTGACTTCGTCCTCAAGTTCTTTGACCAGCAATTCCTGCTCTTTAGTCAGATCTTTCGGGATATAATTATCCTCGTGTTTGTCGGAAGCATCTTCGTCCACAGCCGGGGATTCCGGTTTTTCGGCAATTTTTGCGATTGGCTTGTTTTCGTAGACGTACTCCGTGAACTCCTGGATAATGTCGTTTGCAGAGCGACCAAAACTGAATTGCGGACTTAACTTTTCAATAAAGTCGGTGATTACGGGATAACTTCTGGTGCCAAAAGCTTCGAAAACCTTTTGGCCGTCTTTTTGGATTATTTCCTCAAGAATGTCGGAAGGTCTTCCTTTGAGTGCTGCAATAACTTCCTTGGTCGGATTACGTGCGGTATCCGTAAGATTCATGTCGACCCAGGAACGCAAGCGGGTCATAAAGTCCTGAATCGCCTTTTGGTCCGTCTTCTTGGCGGGCTTTACTTTTTGTCGGGCACTTCTTGCGCGCACGATTCCTTTGGTTTCCGGAAGCTCACCTTCGAGAACAATTTCTTCGGACGGTTTGGCCTCGGGTTGCGGCTCCAGCGACTCGGCTTTTCCAAGCTCGGAGATGTTGGTGTTGAGCGTCGCCCCGAGAAGAATGTCCTTGGTGGTACGTAAATCTGCGACTATGCGGTCAGCCGCCGCATTAGTGGTAAGCAAAACGGCTTTCGGATAGCTGGCAGTTAACCGCCTCCACGTTCTCCCAACAGCCTGGATAAACTGGATGGCCGAGAAAGGGTTGGCCAAAAAGATAACGTATCTGGGCTTACCGCCTTTTTCCGGACCAAACTTATCATCAAGTTCTCCGCCGGTTCCGGCGGTTTCCTTGGTGGCAATAAGAACATTTGCGTTACCCCCCTGGAAACTTCTGAGAGCATCTTTCTTTTTTTGCCCGGAAATTTTGGGGTCATACATCTTGGCGATTTCGACCGGTATTCCACGTTTGGCGGCTTCCACCCTAAGCATTTCCTCAAATACGATAGCGCTCGGTTTGTCCAAAATTCCGGTTGTGCTCTTTGGTTGTTTTACTTGCTCGACAAACACGATTATCTTTTCCCCACGCCCCAAGGCCTTGAAAGTCAGATCCACAGCTGTCGGTACTTTATAAAGCTCCAAGGCGTACCGGTGCGCCATCTCCAGAGCTTCTTTTCTTTTGCCGTCGGTATTGGCCGATCCGCCCCCCTGGGCATTTAAAACTCCAAGTTTTCTTTTTATCTCCTCGTCCAGTGGCAAAAATACCTGATCAATCGTTACTCCCTCCAAAGACATGGAGGAAGCTGAATAGAGATTTGCTTTGGCAAGTTGACCCAAAAATCCGCGGATCCTTCTTTGCTGGTCTTCTTCGGTGACCCCAAGAACTCCATCAACGGCGGAAAGGGAATTTACCGCCGCCGTCATATTGGCAACAGAAAAGTCTTTCTGTGTCCGAAGCTTTGCAATCAGGTTTTTCGCTTCAACCCTTTGCCTCTCAAGTTTGACGATGTCTTTCTCCAACATCACACTTAAAAGTTTTTTATCCGGCTTGGCGCGAAGAGTTTCCTCTCCTCTTCCACCACGAGTGCGATAAGTTTTGAACCCCAAAACTTTTTCAAGATTATCTTCCGCAATCCCACCTTCCCCGAATATTCCCAGCCGGCGAAAAGCCCTGGTCATCTGCTCAAATGTTTCAAATGGTGTTCCGGAAGCCAGCAAAACTTTTTTTGCCGTCTGCATCAAACTCGCACCGGTTTCCGCCCATACCCCGTTTCCATTGAGTTTGTGGGCTTCGTCGATCAATAAAACTGTTTGCGGGGTAACCAATCCCTTTTCTTTCAACTGATCGATGTACTGAAAAGTTGTCAACAAAATCTCGCCCGGAGCAAGTTTGTCGGGGAGAGGACGCTCGGCTACACCACGAAAATCCAGTTTAATCCCCATTTCTTTTGCATCTTTCCCCAAAGATCCTCCTGGATCATTTTTACGCCAATCTGGCGTCAAAGCGGACGAATCGGTAAGAATGACCACCGGTGAATTTTGCGAAGCAGAATAATCGGCCACAGCCAAAATAGGGCGTGTTTTGCCAAGACCGGCCGAATCCCCGAGGTAATGAGAGCCGTTTTTCGTGTTTAGCGCCAGCATTATTCTGGCAAACGTTTTACGTTGATCTTCATTAAGAGCTTTCCAGACAATTGGTTTAGTGGCTTTTTTCAACTTCTCCATGGTTGCTTCGGGCACAATGGATGCCACTTGCTCGGGCAACGCCACAACTCTTTTTGCAATTGGGGTTCCAAAATTTCCGCTCTCGACTTCTTCCTCGGATAACGTGGGGTCTTTACGGTAACGTCTTCCCTTGAGGGGTTCAGATATATTACCGGGACTATCCTTTACCCTGCGAAGTCCGCGTCTTTCGGCAGTAGCCCCGGCGTTAAGTTTGGCACGAGCTTGCTCGATAGCAGCTCGAGCAAGGCCAGGTCCACCACCTGCGGTTGAAGTCCCAGTTCCTCCCTTGAGTCTATATTCTCCTGATTTTGTGATTTCATATCTTCCTGTGCTCCTTACGAGTTCATTTCCTAGTTCGATTATCCTGCTTCGGAACCTAGCGGCTCCTTCCAAACGGATTGCCTCATCCGAAGATTGCTGTGACTCCAGATAGTTTTCCTTGGCCTGATCGATCTGGTTTCTGAAGTCAGACCTTAAAGCTTCCGGAGTTTGTCCGGCAGTACTGTCGTAAGTTTCCTCGATTCCCTGAAGCCACGGATTAAGATTCTCGGGGGTCAGGGTACGTTTCCGGATATCGTTTAGATACGACACGTACTTTAGCAAATCATCCTGGGACCTGGAGTTTCGAGCCTGGTCAGACAGTTTTTCGATTATCGCTGATTCGTCCACATGCCGTATCGATCCATCGGGATTCTTAATATCTCTTACCAAAAAGTAATTCTCTCTCTCCATTTGCTTCTGAATGGCCCTGAACTGTTCGAGAACGCTCACTATTTCCTTGTCTTGTTCAGACATTTCCGTAGTACGGCGTGGGGGTTCTCTTCTTGTTAGTGAACGTCTTACTTCCTTTTGTGCCTCGTGAACCTGCACGTCGGCTTTAAGGAAAGAAACAAATTCGTTTCTCAGGAAGTTTTCCTTGGTCAAAATTTCTGGGACACTCAATTTGGTCCTGGCGGAAATGTCGGAAATCTTTGCCGCACGATCCTCCCTGGTCATAATCGTCCCGGTCTCAGCCGGAAAAACGAGTTCTTCAAAAATAATCTTATTGTTCTGATCGCCCCATTTTGGATCGGAAAGCTGCTTAATGAAGCCTTCGCGCCTCTCGCGGGAAATTTTATCGGCAAAAGCCTTGTCTTCCTCGTCAAACTTTTCCTCGGCCTGACCAACCAAAGCTGCTGGTCCGGCCTTTTGCTCCGTCAAAACCCCGGCGGCTTCAGCCTCGACTTTGGGTCCTTCCGTCTCAGAATCTAAACTACTGGCAAAATCAATCCCCATATTGCGCGCCTTGCGGACTTTGTACATCCGAATGGCGCTATAAAGCCTTCGGAAGAAAACAAGATTCATGTTGAGATTTGTTTTCCCCTCAAGAACTTCCAGCTGAAGCTCGTCTTTTACGCCATTGTAAACCACATCATAAAGATTGGGATAACCCTTGAAATCCTCGCCCGTAAGCCATCGTTTCTTTCCTTCCAGGAAAGATTCAATCACTTCCTGCGGAGTCTGAAGGACTTCTCCAACCTCGTTAATTGCACCAAGATCAGCAAGTTCATATTTCTTTAACTTGTTTTTTGCCCCAAAAATTGCCAAAGTTTGCTGGGGATCGGTGAGGAGTTTTACCCGTTCGGGATCAGCCAAAGCCAGTTGATACCTTTGATATGACCCGGATTTCGGATTGTTGATGTGCAATGTGATGTTTTCGGGAATAAGATCGGCTTCTTCTTTGGTAATCTTTTTCTGCTCTATCAAAGCATCAATGCTGTCCTCAATCTTCAGCTGAACAGCCCGCATTCCCAGGCCCTCAATATTCTCGCGCTCATTGACCAGTCCATCACGTTTTAATTTGAGGTCTTCCAGCTGTTTTTCCGTCTGGGCTTTCTGGGCAGTTGGTACGGTCAAGACATCCCGTTCAAGCTGGGTAATCTGTTTGTTTAGTGCCCTGATCTGTGACTGAATCGTGGCAACTTTCTTGGGCTCCTTGAACGTGGCCAAAATCTCATCATTTTGTTTGTTGTGCGAATCCTCGATTGAGGCGAATTGTTTTATGATCTGATTGACTTCACTTTCGCTGGTGGCCTCATCAAAGGATGCCTCAATACGGTCAACCTCATTGGGATCCATCGGCTTTAATTTTTGTATATCCTCCAATAAGGCGCGGCCTGACTCAACGGCGTTCTCGGCTTTCAGATCCGGTGCAAAATCCTTGGGTCCGGCCAATTTGGTTTTGGTTTTGTCGTAAGCGGCCTTGACAATGAAATTTTCAGTGTCTTTCTCCCCATAAATAATCCCACGTTTTTCCAAAATGGACAGAAGCGGTTCATTTTGTGGGGTTCTTGAAATGGTTAGTTCCGTCCCCTGTGGTAAATCTATTAAGGTTGAATAAATCCAGTCGCCAAAACTTTCGGCGCGAACCTCCAGTTCCTCCTGGGTAAGAGCAGGAGCTTCAATCTTGGCGGCTTCTTTGGTGACGGAAACCCCCTCTTTCTTCGCTTTTGCTTCTTTTTCTTGCTTGTCCGCTTCAACCTTCAAGATTGAAACCAGGGCCGGACCTTCGGTCTTTTCAACAATCTCCTGGGCAACTTTCAGAGTTTGGGGGGCAACATCCGCGTTTTTGGCGGCGGCACGCTCCGCCATTTTGGCGGTAAACAAATCTTTTAACTCCTGCGTGGGGAGATTTTTTAAGGTGTCCGAAATCAACTTTCTTTTTTGATTGTAAGTCAGGTCGGTGCTTTCGTTGATCCTATCGATAAACTGACCGAAGCCATCGGAAAACTGTCTCTTGGCCTGGTCAAAAATTCTTGTCTCAATTCCTGGTTTGGTGAAAAGATTGGCCCCTTTTCCAATCAGATACATTCCGAACACCGCTCCGGACGCCGTGGCCGCGTCTTCTCCAAGTCCGGGTAACGGAGCTTGACCGGCCAAAACGCGATCGATCTGGTTTGAGATTGTTTCGCTGGTAATGCCGCCCGTAAGAAACGCGGCATTTCGCGTCACCGGGGTAAGCCCGGGAATGGAGGCGGTCAATCCGGTATGGGCGAGTTTTGTCGAGGCAAGTCTTTCCACATACGTACCGCCCGCTTCTCCAATCCGCTCAGACACACCAATCTTAACAATATTCTCTGCCACATCCAAAAGACGATCAGACCACGGAAGATCACGGGTGTCTTCGAGGGCTTCGCCTCCTCCGTAAATCGCATAAGTCCCCCACCTGGAAAAACTGTTCGGGATCTGGATTGATCTTCCGCCAACAACCGCTGGAGTTCCAATAAGTTTGGTTGCCAACTTTCCGGCCCCCACAAAACCTCCTAGACTACCGGCAACCGATCCCGCGACACTAGGCCCGTAATATTTGTTTCTTATGACCTCGTTGATTTTGTGCGTCAGGGCGCGCCGTTTCGCCACCTGTTCAGGATCGGTTTCGTCGTCAATATAGATGTTGCCCGCAGTAACGAACGGCAACGCGTCGACACCCGTCGTGGCAAAAACTCTAAGGGCGCTGGAACTTAACGTGGCATTTTGATCCTCTTCGAGTTGCTTTAAATATTTTTCCGCCTCGGCAAGATTCATCCCAAAGTTGTATCCGGAAATACTCGGTTCCGGGCCAGCTCCACCACGCGAGTCCGCCTTGACGATAAACTTGGGTTCTTGATCTTTTGAAATAATGGACTGTCCATTGTCCAACTTAGACAGATACATCTCTCCAAGTTCAATTGCCCTGGAAGCGACTTTGGGGTCGCGGATCTTCCCGATCAATGTGTCGGCTTCGTTTGACAGAGCAGCGGCTTTGGAATCCTCTTTGGACCTTCCAACCGCCAGATTAAAGTAGTTGCCTGTTAAATTGGCAAGAAAACCCAAAAAGCCTTTGGTAAACCCAAGGGCATCTCCATTCTTTTTTGCCTCCATTGCTTTATCCATCGGATCCTGCAAATCAGGTCCGGTAAGAAAATAGTCATAGGCTTTTCCATAATGTTCTTTAAGTTCACCGGACTCAATCGCGTGTTTGAGGTTGGACAGAATACCCCGTCCAACCGGATCTTCGGCCACCTTGATGACTTCCGATGCAAAACCTTCGTAAGGCGAAGGAATATCGTAAACGGCCTTTGCCTGGGCCTCCAAATCAATCGAGGGAGGCAGGTTCTCCATGATTGCCTTGGCCTGGTCCTCAAGGGAGAAAGGAACCGCGGGTTGCGGTTCGGTAACCGGAACTGCGGGGGCTACCGGATTTGGCTGGGTTTGTTGCTGATCCTGCTCTTCCGGATTGATTGGAGTATCAGCCATAACCCTGTCTATTCAAGCGGGTTTGAGTTCGAAGGTCAACGACGATCTTCCGGAGCGGTCGGTGTCGTCACCAACGTCTTTTCCTGCTCCCGGATGAGCGCCGGCAAGTTTGCGAACAACGTGGATAAGGGGTAGGTGGTTACCCTTACTTCTCCTGTTTTTGGATCGGTGACCTCAAAGAACTTCTTCCCGCCGGCGATCTGTTTCTGAACCTCGGCGAACAAGGCTTTATTGGCCTCAAGATTTCCCAGATTGGCTGACGGTTGGGCCGGGGCCGCAGGCTGTACCTGGGGTGCCGTCGGAGCGGCGGCGGTCGTGGCTTGAGGAGCCACGGCGGTCGGGAAAGCCCATGTGTTTCCATACCGCACTTTGGACGTATCCACTTGTACCGTGGGTTTTGATTCTGGAGTGGCGATTTTTTCTCCCCTTCTTATTCTTTCGAGGTCCTCCATCATTTTTACCACTGCCTGTTCTGGAGATAGTTTCTCTAACAATATTCCTTGCTGACCAAGACGGCTCTCATAATTTTTGATTTTGTCTTTGGCAAGCTCCGTTATTTCATTGTTCTCGTCCAAATTGCCGCTGCCAAGAGATGGGCTAAGATCGGGAGCCTGTAACTTTGGCTTTCTAAATCCTTGTTCATCGGTGGTGTAAAGTCCTTCACGCCCCACCTGAATCTCCTCGTATTGACGCAATCTTGCGGCCTCTTCCGCAAGAATGCGCTTGGACTTTTCTTTATTGTACGCCAAACGAACCAGATCCAGTTTGGACTGATAATCCTCGCTCAATTTCTGCTCAGAGGAGGTTCCCGTATAAAGTGTATCAAATTCTTTTTGAAGTTCGGGACTAACTTCTGCGATAGCCTTTGCTTTCCCAAATTGGGTAAAAGTGGCCAAGGATTGTGTTTTTGTATCTTTGGAAACAACCTCCGATTTATCCCTTAAACCTTTAGCAATGAGATCAAGGGAGCTCGTCATCTGAGGATTTCCCACCCTAACTTTAAAATCAGCGGATCGTTTTTCCCAATCGCCTATAGCCGCCAATCGTTGCTGGGAGGTCATAAAGGGAAGCTGTGCCCCTAGTTTTGAGCTTTCGTCGGTCAAGGAAATATAAGTAGGCATGTTTTCGGTTGTCAGCTTTTCCTTACGGGCGTTGTCAGCGCTATTCCACAAATTCAGACCTTGAGAATAAATATTTCCCAAATCAGCATAAGAAAACGCCATTTGACTCATCCCACTGACCCATTTGTCAAAACCGTTCAAATCTCCGGTTGCCATAATGTCACCCAACTTTTGAAGCGCAAAACGGCTTTCAGTTTGTTCGATCCTCTCCTTGCGGTCTTTTTCTTCAAGCCGTTTCTGCTCTTCGGCTTCCTTTATTACATCGAACTGAAACCTGCGTTCAGCCAATTCTTGCGTCTTCTGCTTATCCATTGTCTGGATGGCATTTTTAAGGGCGTCATTCTCGTAAGCCAACTTCTTTTGATCGTATGCCTGTTGATACTGCTCACGATTCAGATCGGCTTGGAGATACGCCAACTCCCTTTGTTGGGCGAGCTGGGCATAGTTCAGGGCGTTGGCCGCAGATGACCTCGCGGCCTCCAAGGCAAGCTGGTCGCGCTGACGGGCATCCTGTCTCAGGTCGCTGAGGAATCCTCTGACCTGGCTTACGTAATCGGGGGCGTTGGGGCTAAGGGCCATAAATTAAACAAAAGGATTATAAGGTGATCCGGCGAAGTACGATCCAACTCCCGGAAGATTTGTTGGGGTGGCGCTGTAGGTTCCCGGTTGGGCACCCACATACATTCCTTTCGAGACGTCGTACATACCGGGCCGCGGTTGATTCATCCAGTTCATCAGCAATTGCTGGTTGGCGAGTTGCTGGTTAATCGAAGCCTGGTTCGCTGCGGTGCCAAATATCTCGGTCGGTGAAATCTGATACTGGGCCGCATACCTGCCTTGCATGATCTGCGGAATAGCCGCGGCCATTTGCGCGGCTCTTTGCTGGAGATTAAGGGACGTCAGTAAAATATCCCGCTCTCCGCGCATTCTTTGAATTCCACCCGCACGTCCACCCACACCAAGTCCGGTTCCGTAACCGGCCTGTGCAGAGGCTCTTTGGGAGGCCTGCAAAAACGACAGCGGAATTTTTCCGGCGGCCATATCCGCATTCGCCATTGAAAGGCTACGCAAAGTGGCTTCTTCCCCGGGTGCCGCTTTTTGATACTCGGCGATCGTCGGGGCATTGGTCTCCTGAACACGTTTGCCTAACTCCTGCCACGGGATTTCCAACTTTTGAAGTTCGGGTAATTTACCCATGTAAAACTCCACGGTCGTTGGGGGTTTGTAAGCGATCCCACCACCGCCACCACCCCCGCTCGGCATTCTTCCGGCAGTGGCTGGACGACTGCTGACATCGCTGCTTGGTTTGAGGTATTGAGTAAGGGCTGCGGATCCAGTTTTAAGTCCGGGACCCGTATAAGTATCTGCAAGCGATTGTTGGCGGCGCATCCAAGCATTCCAATTTTCACCGGGAGCCCTGGGCAATTCGCCGTAACCCAAAGAACCTTTGGTTAAAAAATCTCGCATTCTTTGTTCGTAATTTCTTACTTCACTCCGAGTGCCTGTAATCGGGTCCGTATAAGCTCCAGGTCCTGAATAGGACGATCCCGAAGAAGATGAATATCCAGCCATAAATTATGCCATGCTAGGGATTTCTCCCATAGCAAAAGCCTCCATTTGAACCTGGGGTCTGCCGATCGCGGAACCCTGCACCTCGCGGAGTTCTTCGCGCAGAAGATCGAGGGCTTTGGCCTCGTACTTTGCGGCTTCATTCAGGTTGTTGTTTTCCTCTTTTTCGATGGCGATCGCCATCATTTTTAAAGCACCAAGATTAGTCACGATCAAATCGTCGTCATCGGATGTAACAGGAATAAATTTGCGCTTGGCAAGTACGGTCACGACGGAACCTTGCTGGTTTTCAAACCCGGGAATTGCATACCGGCGATACATGGGAAGTGTTTCATCGGGGGCAAGGATGGCGACGCAGGATTCCGCACCCGTGGTGGGGTCGACCGCATAGACGCGGACCCAACCCTTCGTTGCAGTTTTGTTTATGGCATCGACGCTTCGGAAGGCGTTGGCGGTGATGCGGGGAAGTTCGGTCACAACGATACTTGTCGCTACAGTCCATCCGGATGCAAGCCATGGATAATTTACTGCCGAAGAACTCGAGGCAACAATATCTCCACCACCGGGATCGTCTTTATCATAAATCAAATTCCAATTTGATCCTGTCCAAATAATATCATAAAGACTGTCGGCTTTGTGGTATTGCGGTTTTGAATTAAAAGTACCATTCCAAGAATAAATACCGTTTGCGTCAGAATAATTTCCAGTAACACCAGCAATTAGTACGCTTGAGTTCCCAGAACCGGCGCTGAGGTTTACCCGTTCCCCGTCGATATATTCGTTATTTTCAAGTGTGCGGATGCGGTCATTGTAGGTATCCGAACCGCGGAATAGAATCGTGGCAGTCGCATCCTCAATCTGATCGGTATAAACTTTAAGATAACGCTGATCGGGAAGATCACGGAACATGGGGACATAGCCCCGGTCAATCAGTCGTTTCCAATCCCCAACCGGGGCAATCCCGGGACCGTTTTCCATGAACTCGTACCACTGGTTGTAAACCTGGTGGGCAATACCGCCAAAATTGTACCCCAAAACGGATTCAAATTCACGGGGAAGCGTGATACACCCACCGTAAACGCAAACCGAATAACGCCCGTATGTTCCGGCATAAAGGCCTTTATTAAGCAAACGCTCTTGGGCTTCGTTGGTGCGAGCCAAAAGTTGGGGATCAGTCGCGCACATCCCGTTCTGGGTAACGCGAGCCAACTGTTCTTTGACTGAGCCGTAAGTGCGCCGGATCATTCGTAGTACCCCACGTAAACTTTGTACTGCGTTCCGGCCGGAGCGGGGGGAGTGGTGGGGGTAAGCTTGGTGATTCCGTTGACAACATAAGTTGTGTTACCGATTCCCCACGGAGAAACAATGGAAGCAGTATCCGCAGTCAAAACAATATCCCCGAAAGAAAACGGGGTAAACTCTTCCCACTGTCCGTCGACATAAATTTTGATGGATTTGGGCGCACCGGAAACACCACTTTGGGTTTCGAACCAGATTTTGGTGTTGTCCTCGGATGGGGGTGTGGTGTCTGAAATAACGATTGAATTAAGAATATCCGGGCTCGACACGGACATGTAGGACTGAATAAGCTGGAGCAATGCCTGCAAATTTGCAGGGTAACCGGTATTGGCTGGCAATGTCCCCGCGGTTAGGTTATAAACAGCCATAGCTTCTTTAGATTAACGGTTTAGCTTTTAGTGTCAACATGATCAAAGAGTCGAATTCCAATACCCCACGTAAACTTTGTATTTGTAATTCTCGGGTGGAGCGGGAGTTGCAGCAACAGTGTAGTTTGGCACTCCGGTACTCCCAAAAACATAGGTAATTCCCTGTGTTCCCCATGGGGCCGCAACAGGGTAATCCAGGGGAACTAAAATCATATCCCCTTGTTGAAACTGGGCAAATTCTTTCCATTGGCCGGAGGAATACAGACGGATAACTTTTGGAGTCCCATACTCTCCTGGAGTTGCAGATGACCCAGTCTCAAACCACGGGGAGTTTTGATTTAAAGCCGACGGAACCGCGTCGTCCACAATATAGGGTTGATTATACCCGTCAATCTGAATTGTAAGGTATTGGGTCAAGGATTCCAGAAGCGCCTGAGGGGTTGCTGGATAGCATGCGCTCGTGGAAATCGTTGTCGCTGTCAGTGGGTATTCGGCCATATATTATCCTTGGATGTGGGCTAAAACATACCATGTTTGTGGCTGTCCGTTATTACATACTTCAAGTTGTTGCGGCTCATAGGTTCTTCCAGTATCAATGTCGAATATTTTTGCTCCCTTGCGGTATTCTGTTCCGGAAAGCATCACTTTTTCCTTATCGAGTTTTGCTCCGTCGGTAAACTCATCGTCGCCAATTTTTACCTTAGCCAAAGGCTTATTGAAGGTAAGACCGTCACGATCCATAAACCAGTCATCGGTCGTGTCATGTGAATATCCAATACCACTGGGACTGCTGTAATACATGTACTCATAGGTGCTGCTCATGGCTGGGGTTGGGGCATAAGATTGAACCACTGTTTCTTTCCCGTCACAATCGATACAATAATCTTCATCCAATGCTCCATAAACCAAAGGTTGAACATCGTTAATATACACGGCATCGCCACAACGTTTACAAAAAGATGGTTGAATTCCGCCCGGTCTTGGGGCAGGAGCTGGCGGCACAACATCATCGGTTGGGTCTTCTGGATTACTTCCTGGAGGAGGTGTTGGGTCGGGGGGAGTGACATTAACTGCCTCTACCACCGGACCAAACTTTTGGGCGGCGACAACCGTGTTGAAACCGGGAAGCGTCAGGACAGAGACGGAGGCATTCCCAAATCCCGGAAGTCCACTTGGGAGAGCATCCCCCTGATACTCAATTCTCTCGGCCATTAGGAACACTCTCCAAGATCACTGATGTCTTTGCGGGAGGCATGGAGCCTAAACAATGCCAACTTTGCATGACCGGTCCATGACATTTTTGGTTGGAACAAATAAGCAAACCGCGCTTTTCTGCCGACTCCCGTAACACAGGAATCTGAGGGCTTTACAGTCCTTATGTTTTTATATCCAAGGGCAAGGTCGGGCGGAGAGCACGTTTCAAGCTCGGCTGTTTCCGTCTCATAATCAATCGTGCCTGATTGGACGGGAAAAAATGTCGGGTAATAATCGGGGGAAAATTCGAAAGTCCAGGACACCGTACCGTAAACTTCCGAAAAACTTAAATCCGCACGAACCATCTCCTTTACCTCAAAAGGAATTTCCAATGACATCCTTCGAAATTCCACCTCCGAGGAAATTGGAAGCTCAGTAGTTCCATTATTTCCATCCGGAATGGTGTCAAAGTAATCATCAAGGGTTACTTCATATATTGCGTTGTTACCGTCCGAACCGCATACAACGGCAAAACACCTTTTCTTGCCGGAAAAAATACCCTCTACAAGTTTGCAAATTTGCAGGCCTGTCCACTCCCCGTCGTAAACGGGTGGGAAATTTCCCTGATAAACTCCTGGGTTGAAATCCTGGCTCACCAACTTGGTGAAAACAATATTGTAAGAAGTCGGATCCCCGTTTATTTTTTGGATTTTGGGGGCGCAACCGTGAAGAGCCCTGTTGTCAAAATAAACCGAAGGGGCATATTTTACCCACCGTTCTGTGTCATATTTGATCACGCGGTTTGCCTCGATGCTGTCCGTCAAACTGACGTTGGCATGTTTAGCTTCCTGAAAAGTTTGTAATAAAGATCTGATTCCATCCAGTGACCGAAAGAAAATGTCGTTGTTTGTCACAATCATTCCATCAGGAGTTTCAGCCCCGCCTCCCCAGAAAAGCCTTCTCTGCATCCCTTCGGTCGAGGACCAAAGAGTCCGATTAAAAATATAGGATTTTACAGCGCTGATATCGTTCCGTGTGAACACAATCAAATCGCCCTGACCCGTTGACGTATCCGATCCCGGAAGGAATGCCAAGCCCGTAATATCGTCGCCAAAGTAAAAACTTCCGCCCTCACCCAAATACTGATTTTCCGTGAATCTAATCTCCGCGCCCCCGTAACTTCCGGCCAAATCTCCGGCAAAAAGCTGACTTCCCTGTGCCACCCACAGCCGACCATTCCCGAAGGCCATGATACTTCCAACCGGTATGGAGACATTGGACTGAAGAGGTCCCGGAGAAAAGAATTTTGCGGTAACAAGTCCGGTTAAAGTGCAATTTTTACTCAATGTCACCTCGGTTGAGGAATCAATTGACACGATCACGGTATTGGCCGGGACCCCGCGGGCCGCTTGCATCAGCATCCCAGGATATAGCCCTGCCGTGCTCGTAACGTTAATTCTTGGGTTGTTTGCTCCCGTTGTCGCCTCCAACTCTAAAAAACCTTTTGTTTCGTCCAGAATATTTTTGGATCTAAAGGAAGTGGATCCGGTATAAACAATCGGACTGCTTATTCCGTCCTGAACAACAAGATAATCGTTGGCCGCAACCATGGAAGCACGCCGAGACACATAATTGTTTTGTTCCCCAGCCGGAGTAACGTCGAGAACTGAAGCCGAGGAGTCATTAATTTGGGCATTGTAAAGCCGGCCATTGATCAGGGTGACGACTTCTTCATCTGATTTTGTTTTAAAATAGCAGGCCCCCTGGATAACCCCATTGGGCAGAGCTTTTATAAATTTAAAACCAGGACGTGATCGAGGGTATCCTCCACGGATACTTACATTTACACCCCAGGAATACTGATTGGGCGGAAGTAGTGCCGGATCAACGCTGGAATTGGCTCCCCCGATAAACGAGGTTATGCCTTCAACAAGTCGGAGTGGGTCCTTGATCACGGTTCAAAGTTTTATCCCTGCGCCATGATTTCCCAATAAGTGTTGGAACTATTCACAACCAGGGTTGCCCACTTTCCGGCTGTATTCGTCAAGATTGAGGATGTGGTCACACCGGTAATAGAAACAACAACATTACCGCTCGAATACACGGCAAATGCCCCGGAAGTTTTCACATGAAGCTCTCTACCACCGTTGGTAATAGTGCTGGGCAGATCAAGAACGGCGGTAGCGCCTGCGTCCACGGAAAGCCATGTGTCGCTGGCGCCAACCGTGTAGGGCGTAGTGGTAACTCTTTTGGAGCCCTTTCGATTGAGATAACCGGAGATAGAAACGGGTCCCAAAACATTGAATGTTCCAGAATCAATCTGCGAGGAAGTCCCGACAAATACCATATTGGACGTCGCGTCGGCAATAAAGGTGGAAGAACCGACCGCCATGCTGGTACTCACTTTGGCGTTTCCAACGACATCGAGGTTAAAAGCCGGGGAACTCGTGTTGACGCCAACGCTATTGGCAGACGCATCCGCAAACAGGACATTGCCATCTACAGCAAAATCTCCGCTAAATACTTCGAGAGAATTTGTTGCGGTGGCGGTTCCGTTAATTCCGATCCTGTTGGACGAAGTATCGACAACCAAAACATCTCCGCCCACAAAAAGATCGTTGGTAATCGCCGCACTTTGGGATACGGTCAGGACTCCGGAAACGGCAAGGCCGGCGTTGGCATAGGCCAAAACCGCCGTAGATAAAGTTCCCTTTACTGCCAAATTGCCAGAGATACTGGCGCTACCAAGTACATCCAAGGGAACAGCCGGAGTGGCCGTATTGACTCCGACCCGATTATTCGAGGCATCAACAAACAGGGTGCTTGTATCGACAATTAGGTTTCCGCTGATTTTTGAAGAGCCGGAAACGTCAAGTTGAGTCGTGGGCGACGATACAAATATCCCGACAAAATTGGTGGAAGCGTTTACAGAAATCGGATAAGTCGTACCAGATCCACGAACACGAAATACATACTCAGATCCGTCAATTACATTGACTCCACCCGGATTAACCGCAAGCGCATTGATCTCGGCGGTACCGTTTACATCAAAAAGTTTGTCTGGGTTATTGGTTCCAATTCCGACTCTATTGGAGCTGGTCTGGACAAACAGCGTGTTGCTCAATGACGCCGTCATAACGACAAAATCGTTATTGGCGGCTTGGGAAGAATTAAAAGTGGCTCCGCCGGTAAACTCAGCGTTTCCGCCGGTTGAGCTATTCCCAACCTTTAATGTCCCGCTTACGTGCAACTTGGCGGCAGGAGAACTTGTTCCAACCCCGATGCGATTTGCGCTCACATCCGCGACAAACAAACCGGTATCCGTGGTTCCGCCAATCACCACATCATTAGCCGTCGCTCCGGAAGTGTTGATACTAACCGGGCCGTTGTAGAAAACGGATGTTCCGCTTACCGTAAGCTGACTCAACGGAGCGGCATAAGTGGCAACCGCAGCCGGAGAAACTTTTTTACCGACTGCGACTGAACCTCCTGGAGCGACTGAGCCAACCGATCTTAAATAGGCAGTCACGGCGCTGGAGCCCGACACACTGCTTACTTCATAATACCCACCGTCGGAAACATAAATTGCCTGACCAACAGCGATCCAGGCGTTGTTGGCGACGTTAAAAGATACGGAACCATTGACTGCGGGTTGTACATAAGACGATCCCGAAACCGTGGTAAAAGCATTTACACCGTTGGTGCCATTGGTGCCGTTGGTCCCGGCAAGACCCTGAGGTCCCTGGGGCCCAGCTTCTCCAACAATAAGTGTGTTGCAATCGCAGCTCATGGATATAAAAGGGCTATCTTATAATTGTTTCCATTCAGAAAAATATTAAGATAACTTCCGCTTGCGCTACCAGCAGGTCCAGGAACAACCAGATTTCCCATGGCAGATCCACCGGAACCACCAATGCAAAGACTTCCGTCTACTGGCGGGGTTGTAGTTCCTTTTCCCAAACAAATACAAGAACTTCTAGACGCGGCATCAACGGATGTTCCATAACCGAGTAAAGTATTATTTGATCCTGTCGTCAAAACCAATGCCGCGGAATAATAACCCACTGCGGTATTTCCATCCCCTCCTGTTAATACTCCCAGAGCTCCCGCACCAACAGCGGTATTATAGGAACCACCATTCGTAAGCGCGCTTAAAGTATATAAACCGGCGCCCAAATTACTTGTTCCCAAATCTGGGGATGACCGAAGCAAGCGATAATCTTCAATATTTAAATCCTCAATGGCGGTTACCCGGGTATCCAAATCCACCACATCGGCATCCAATGTATCCACCTGATCGGACAAAGCATCCAGTTGATCCTGAATGTCTGACGGGGGAGGAGTGGTGTTTTCCGGCCCGCATTCACAACTGCGGCCATAGTTGTCGGGATTGGGAAAACTCATCGCAAGTAGTATGCCGGTTGGGTTTTACGAGTCAAGTATTCTACTTTAAGACCGACCAGTTATCCCTCCACTTGGAATTGGGGTCAAAATAAACCGATTTTGTCTTGGGTAATTTTGAGGTTGGCAGCACAAAAACGATGTCCTGAACAGTATGGTAAAAAATAAAGGCATCGCAATCGCTTCGATTATATATCCTTTTAACCGCAAGATGAGCGTGCTCTTTCATCTTATTGCTTCCGAACCCAGGACCTTTTACCGCCAAAAACTTCAATTTTACCCTACGGTCATCCTCATTACCCGAGGTGCATTTTACCTGTACACGGGTTAACTTTCCCTTCCAATCGACCACCAAATCATAACCATCGTCATAAATAGGCAGACTTACCAAAAACCCGTGGGAAAGGAGTTTGGCCGAAACCTTTTGTACACCTATTGCACCTAGTCGAATACTCATAACCACCTCTTGGCAAGCATTGTATCAAGGGACCGGCGCTTGCGATAGACCCCATCCCCCTCCCGACTTCCGTCGTCATTGGTGTTACCCTCAATAGTAACTACCATCTTGCCCTCTAGCTTTTCCACCAAACCCGTGTGAGCCACGCGGCCAAGACTCGGAAAATAAATCCCAAAGGCGTCGGACGGGCCTGGCCTCTTTCCACGGCCCCTGTTCCACTCCGGAGCTTTAACGAAATCGGGACTCCAAGCAGAACGCGGGTAGGGGTTCTTTTCTTTGCCAAACGCTTCATCGCCTACATATACCACCCATGCCGCACACCATGGAGCCCTTGTACCTTCAAGCCCAACTGAAGCTAAAATTTTGTCCACCAGGGGCCCGGAGTTTCCAGGTCCTTCTCGCCATCCAATGGTTCCTCGAGCCACTCGAATAACTTCCTCAACTCTTCCTTCTCGCGTCTGCGGGACTCCCTCAGTAGCTCTGGCTCCGGTACCCAACCCAAATAAAGTCGCCAAAACCAGGCCATAAATCACCCGCATAAAAGGGCAAAAGCCAGAACCAGGCCAAGGAATACACCGACAAGGATTTTGGCCCTGGCTTCAGCGCTGATATTTGACCAGTCCTCCAAAAGCGTTTTGGAGTCGACGTAGTCGTTGAGAAACTTAAACTCAATAGCGATGATTCCCCAGGCCAGGGATACGGCGGCTAGCAGTTTGACGGCACCAAAGATGATCACATGGAGCGCTCCCAAATCCACCACACCGGCTCCGGGGTCAATTTTATGGAGCAACGGGCCAAGAGCCAGGAATAGCCCAATCCCGCAAAGGAGAGCTGTAAGTCCCTGGGCGTTATCCCAAAGCCACTTTTTCACTTATAATAGTTTAAGAAATGGGAAGAAATTACGCAAGGCCAAAAATGCAGGTAAAAGCAGCATACCCCCAATCCCGATCAAACGCCATTTCCAGAGCAACCCGACGGCCTTGCTGTATTTTCCCTCAAGATATTCAAGCCTTGCGGCCATCTCTGAACGCTCTTTAAAGTTTTGGTCAACTTGGGATTGGAGTTTGAGGATTTGATCCTTGGTGTTGTCGAGCTCATCGGCTACGGGCTTACAGGCCGGAATGGAACGAGCGATAGCCTGAGCCTTCAAGACGGACTCGGTGGTGGCCTGAAGTGTCAAAGAACCCGATGAAGTTGTCCGTGTAGAAGCGCACGAGACAAATAATATGGGTATTGTTAAGAACAATAAAACTTTAAACTTCATACAATCTGATAATAACCGTTTTTTCTATAAGTCAACCTTTAGTTGGAAAACTATAAATTGAGTTTAAAAAATCAAAACAACCCTTCCAATTTTTATTACTAAAACTTTCCGGATCCTCCAAACAGTACATTGACTCTGAAATAGGTCCTTCTGGAATGGTAATAAATCCATCTAAAGTAAGTATTGGTGAACTTATGATATAAAAAACTTCAAAATTCTTAAATCCTAATTCTTTTAGAGTTAAAACAATTTGGTCATACTCCGTTTCAAACATACTAACTATTTCATCTGAACTACATGGTTCCAGAAACGTTGATGGGTCAAAGTAATAATTTCGTAGCCTTATAAAAACAATGTGCTCGTTTGAGGAAACAAGATCTAAAAATCTTTTCGCTCTTCTTCGTATAGTTGCATCAATATCTGGCATTTGCTCCCGTTTCCTATGTCCAACCCAAAAATCACTGTACTCATCATAAAACCCTATCCGTACCGCATTTTGATTTGGAATTGCCGGGATGGGATTAAGAATATTTCTAAATTTTGATTTAAGCATTGTTAATAATACTTGATGGCTGCATCTACAGGAATCAAATAAATACCGTTCCGTGGAAAATAAATTTTTCATTCGCATAAATGGATAACAGGAGGCCCCCAAACTTATAACTTTTGGGGCAATAGTCCTATCAAAAGTATCAAGATCTATTTTCTCCGACATAAAATCATAATGTTTTTTGCAAAGTAGGAACGACTCAACTCCGGCGATATTGACGGATTGCTCTGCTGGTAGCCCACATTCAGCTCTTTTGTGCTCAACCCAATAATGGCAATTTTCACTCATGTTCTTTTGGATCTATATACTGCAAATTTTTATTGATAATTCCCATGGTACGGCAATATCCTAGCAACACCAGTTTTTGTTTGTGATGCTTTTCACAATATCCAAGACTATTGTTGTTCTCCACGACATAATCATAAAACGTATCTTTACAAAGGCAACAAAACATAATTATAATTCTTTCACTCGTATATAATTTTTTGTGTTAGCAATAATTTGATACTTTGATCTAATGACTACCGTATCTTCAGCTTTCTTTTTATTTAGCTCGCATAACTCCCAAATGTTTAAATTTTTTAACTCTTCGGGTATATTTGATTTTCTGGTATCATGGTCGTGCGGGATATGATAAATATATTTGTCAAACAGAAAAAAAGAAAGTTTTTCCAAGTAACGTTTTTTAAATATGTTTTTTTCATCTGGGCGGCATTTTATTTGTGATAATTTTGTATAAAGATCCTCATCCTCATATCCCCATACGGGTAAAAGATTCTCATTAAATCCGCCGGTTAAATCGAACGCCCACTTGTTTACCGCCATAAATCCGTATGAAGAAAAACTAAAATTACATCCAACAATAAAATAGTCTCCCAGTTCGTGAGCTTTAGTGTTTTTATCGTACCAAATATTATTTCCGTCTAATATATCCATCCAACCATGGTCAATATTTACATAATCAACGTCTAACTTTAAAAGGATTGCTATTCTGGAATCAGTATGTTTTCTGGCAAGATTAAGCGCCTTGCATCTGTAAAAATGCTCCTGATCTTCTACACGAATTATTTTTAAATTAGGATAATAAGACATTTGTTCCTGAATGACTTGGCTCTCCACAACAGGAATTTTTGAACTCCAGTCAACAACCACGAAATCAAAAATTTTATTACACCGCATCCAGGATGGAAGCATAATTTCAAGCCGGTCCGTGCGGTCTTTTACCGCGACTATGGCAGAAAATAACGGCCCGTGATGACTGGGCACAGTCACCATCTCTCAACTCCCACAAATTTAGGTCTTAAATTATATGGTTTTGTTTGCACTCGTTTGGATACAGCTGCCATAACAGCTGGATTATCTTTCCCGTTCATCAAATGGGTATACTTTAAGTACGATTTTCTGGTGGAGTCGTTCACATCGTCCAAGAGATAATTAACCTCAACACCATGTTGTCTGGCAAAGTAAACAAGATTAAGTTGCTCAATCATGCAGGCCAAGCATGTATTGATACTTGGGTTTGTCCATAATTTTAAATGCTCAGGATCTTCAATCATATCGAGAACAAACTTACAATAATTTAGAATTAAATTTGTGTCAGTTCCACCAAATATGCCCATGTTAACAGTGTGGAAATTATCCTCTGCAATCAGCATATCTTTCCATGCTTCCGGAAGTTTTCCATGTTTATTCAACACTTCCTCAAAAGAAATATACCCTGGATCATCCCAAATTCGTTTGTCGGGAGATTGAACAAAAATCGGAGATTCAGTCAGTGCAACTGGCAAAGGTGCCCATAAAAACACATCGGCGTCCAAATGTAAAAAAGGACCTTTGTTTGCGGCCTCACGATAAGCATAAATTTTTCCCAAGGACCAGATCTTCTGAAAATCAGGTATCCCGTCCAAGGCAGTTGAAACATCGGAAAAATCAAAGTTCCGGAATAATCCGGCGCTTTTTGTGTCGGTTATAAGACAGATTGGCGTATTTGGATAATTTTTCTTTGCCAGCTCAAATGACAATCTCCACATGTCTAAATTGAGGTTTACTGGACGAAAACGACTCACCCAGAAACTGTAATAAATTGTCATCTGACCTTTACTACAGCTGTAAAAGTAAATTGCAATTACTAAATTTTAGGGGAGGCCAACGGAACTTCCCAAAGTATTTTTATACAAAGTATAAAAAGAAGATACTTGTCCAGACGTAAATAATACGTTTTGAGCTACAAAATGAAATGTCATTGTTCCAGAAAAAGTGGCCGAATTTTGTGCAAAACAGACACGGTACGAATCTGACCCTGAGGGTGCTGGGCTTACGGTTGTCGGGACGGTTTGTGTGCTTACTGCTGTCCCATTTTTGTAATTTATTGAGTTGTTAGATGCAGAACCAGAGGTTGTATTTGTCAGAAACGCAAATGTTGTTTGTTCCGCATCTGTGCCAAAAATTGAAAGATTTGTGCTTCCCCGCATTTGGTTTAAAAGTCCGGCACCCGCACCGGAACCCTCTCTAAACCACCCACCGCTATTTTGATTTGTTGTTACTCCATACCAATTCCCGTATAACCAATGAATAGCTGAAGCCCATACGGTGCCGGAACTTTTGTACACAGCACCAGAAGTTACTGGATTAACAGCCAATAATGTTGCCCCTGTCGGTAAAACTATATATGATTGGTTGGTTCCGGTACATGTAATCCCATTTGTATTAATAGTTGGATTGTTGGTCATCGTGCCATTATATGTCGCAAGTCCGCCAAGACTGTAAATTGTTCCGGATGTAGCTCCAGCAACTTTTCCCTGTTGAGTATTAATTAAAGGCCAACATACAAAAGAACTCCAAATCCCAAGATCCTTAACCCCTTTTACAAAAGAATTAATTTGAATTTTTGCAGTAGCATCCGTCACGCCAGCTGTCTGGACATAAGCCAGAGCGTCTGGATCATAAGCGCCGGCAATGTTAAAAACCGGCAAGTTTACACCTAAGCCGAGTTTCGGCATGGCGGTTTAAGCCTTGTAGGCGATAACTTTGCTGCTAGAAGCCAGCGTAAACGCCGTAAAAGGCCCGTAAATAATAGTTCCGGCGGTCAATGCAACGGTGGTGCCTAAAGCCCCCACAGTAGAGTTTAAAGCGGTCAGCGACGTAAACGTGCTTGTACCGGAAGCAATAACTTGAATTGCAGCAAAATTTCCGGTTTGTGCGGCGGTGGAATCAACATAAACAAAACCTTTCTGCCCAAGAGAAACAAGAGCGGAATCGGTTTCTTGTGTTACAGACGGGCTAATATTTTCGTCATTCCATGCCATATAAGTCCTCCTATTGTGTAGATTGGGTTTTGTTTGTCAACTGCCTTTTCCGACTATTTTTTCCCAGAAAAACTGGGCAAACGCGGAAACAATAAAAGTAATCCCGGCAACCAGGCCATAGCCCATATTGACGTGCTTTTCGAGCTTGGCAATGCGGTTGTCATGCTTTTCGCTGTCGCCAAGCAAAGCATCAAGTTTTTCGTCCATGCGAGCGGTACGCTCCAAAAGGACAATCATATGGTCATTTTCCGTGGCCATAAACCTCCTCCAGCATGGGAATCAAATGCTTTCTCATCTTATTCGCAGTATAACCCTTTACCCCCAATAAAGGCAAGAAAAGCTCAAAACAAAGTTCGAACGATTCGCGTTCAAAACAAGCTTTGGGCCTTCCGGGCCCCTTTCCGGCTCTCAGGTCCTGGAGATCATTCCAAGCCTGGCGAACCACGGCCAGGAGCAAACGGTCCACGGTATTATTTGGCTAGACCTTTTTCGACAGCCTCGGCCATGCCCATCTCTTCGCCAGCTTCTTCCATTTCCTTGGCTTCTTCCATTTCGGGAGCAGCGCCTACAGAAACGCCTTCAACGGCGGTAAGATACATGGTCGGACCTTTGAAATAGCCGCTGGCCATAAAATCAAAGGGTTGACCTTGGGCAACACCCTCCGGGGGCGTAAAACCTTGGGGAACAGGAAAAGAGATATTTGCCATAAAAACCTTTCGGTATAAAGATCCCCCCAGGGGATAGAACCCTGGGGGGATCGATTAAGTATTAACTACCTTCTGCGGGCAGGTTAAGATTCCGAAGCACGTTCAGAATCGTGTTCACCTTGCCAACGATCGTCTGGAGGTCGGCAGCAGAATAAGTTCCGCTGGCAACAACCGTGGACGTTGCGCTAGGTGTACCAGCATTCGTGAGGGCGAGCAAGCTCAGGGAGCTCACTGTATCGCCAGTCACTCCGCCGGTGGACGATCCGATTGTGGCGACGGTGGAACCTGAAGTGCCCCATTCGGGGCCTTTATTCAGGCAACCACGCAATTTAGCCGCAAGGACCTTATCCTGCGTTGCAACTTGAAGAGGGAAAGCCATGGTAATGGTCTCCTTTCTTCAATTAGCTAACGTAGTCGAGGCTGACCACCGACCGCTTGTGCAGGATGGCATAACCATACTGCGGGAAGATCGGGCGCGCACCGTTGGCCAGCACACCACGGAAGTAACCCACGTTACCATCCGGATTGGTCTGCCGGTCGAGGATGTTGACCCATTTGAACTCACCGCGGTAATTCTGCGGATTGAAGTTCATCTTATTAGCGGTGCTAACCGGAGTCGGAACCACGGAGCGAAACACATCCTGGTGGAAGATGTAGCTCAGCTCGTAATCAGCCGTCTCGTAGCGAGGATTGACGTCATAGGCGTAACCCTTCGTGGTGGCAGTGCGCTTGAACGGATAGATCCGAATGATCGAGTCATTCGTGGAAGTAACCGTCGCGACGACGAACCGCGGGGGATACGGATCAATGGCGTGGTAGAAGCCACCGTAGGAACGCTCGATACCCAGGGGGGTCAAGAGTTCATTGGGCTTCGCATAACGGTAATCCTGCCGGATGTCAGCGTTCAAGCGGATGATCGACTCGCTGGTTTCAGCGGAGGTGATCAGCATGAACACCGGAGCGCCGTTCTCACGGCCCATGGCGTTGCGTCCAGCGCCGTCGCGGACGAGCTTCATGTACAGCCGCTTCAGGATGCCCTGAGTCAGCTGGCTCTGCGGAAGGGTGTTGGTGGTGGTCGTAAACGCACCGGAGACGCCGGAGGTGTACACGCCGCTAAGAACAGCGTAGTAAACCGCGCCAGCATACACCGAGGTGGTCTGAGGCACGATACCAGAAGCCGCCGTGCCGGGGATAACGAGGTTACCTTCCGTGGTCACGTTGCGGGTATACTGGTCGCGATAGCGCTCCTGCCAGATCAGCGAGGTGCTTTCGGTCAGCACGTCCATGATGTTGGACAGCTGTTCCCGACGCTTGACCGCGAAGCGCAAGTCTTCGAGGGCGATGTCGGGGGATTCGATCGAGGCCCACTCCAGGCTGTATTGACGGAGTTTCTGCCCGAAAGTCACACCCTGGAGGGTGGCGGGAAGAACGTTACCCGCACCGCCGGGGTAAGAAGCCACCGGGAGAGGAGTGGTACCGCCAGAGATAGTCTGGTCGTAGGGGTTGAACGCAGTGTAGTTCTGGTCGACTGGGTTAGACCCGAGTTTACGCCATCCGGCACCGGCAGAAGCATTCACTTCGCCGGATACATATCCGCCGATAGTGGCAGTCGAGGTGTTGATGGAGGCGGAGGGGAAGAACCGCTCGAAAGTCATCGAGCTGATCACATCACCCATTTCCTCGGGGAACTGCTCTTGCTTCGTCAGCTTGAGCCAGGCGGAAGTGTCGATCGTCCGGCGATAAATCTCCGGTCCGATACGGCCAGCTTCCTTAACGAGCAACTGCTCGATGGAGTACGTAGTAGCCATTTTAGTTAGTTATCCTTTCATCCATCCCCCGCTCGCGCAAGGGATGTTATGATTTGCGGCAGTAGCGTTAACTCCACTCGGAGCTATTCGCTCTTACCACTTTTCAAAACTATTCCCTGGCGGCATCCCAGAGCTTTTAATGCCCGTGTTTGTCAGCCATTTCAATCTTTATAGGCCGTGTTCGACAAGGGTCTCAATCTTTATACCTGCACCGAACAAACTAAAAGTATCAACCGGATTGAACGTGTCAATACCTTTTTACATTTTTGTCATACCACGCTCAAGAGCGTCCAGGAAGCCCAAATCCGAAGGGATATCGCTGGATTTGGCTCCATCCGTCCCCGCCGAAGGAGTAGCGGCACGAATCTCCTTACTGAGCGTTTCCAATTCAGAGATACGCTTTTGGGCATTGGCAACATAATCCCTAAACACTTCCATGACCACCGGAAGGGCCGCGGCATTAAAGGTAAGCCTGGCTTTTTGATTGGGGGCAAGTTCAGTGTTTTCAATCTCAAGAGCTTGTTGTTCAATAGCTTTCAAGGTGTTATTCCAGGATTCGTTATTCTCGATTGGGCGCAACAAAGGATTTTCCTTCTGAATGTTCTCCCATTCTGTTTTGTATGCATTGCTAATCTCGTCTTGCATACGTTTTTGGTATGTTTCCATTTCTTGTTTTTCATCGTTCTCGAGCATTTCAAGAACCGTACGCACGTCCTTAGTCAAAAGATCGCGACGTTCGAAAACTTTCTGTAACTCTTCCGCCTTATTGCGAATGGCCAAAGAATCAACCGGATCGAAATTAGCTGTCGCGTCTTTCAACAAAGCCCTACGTTTGGCAGGATCTGTTTCCAGCATGGCCGAATAAACATTTCGCGGGTCAGTCTCGTAAAGAGCCGCAATATCGGCGACTTCTTTCTGAATCGCGTTGAGGGGTTGGGTTACCGCCTGCTTGTATTCTTTGGTTGATTCCAACCTGGAAAGTCGAAGTTCACCCTCATACTCATCCCTTTCGGCTTTCAAAAGCTCCAATTGAGCTTTTAGATCCTGCTGTTCAAGGGAGTTTTGGGGAACTTCTGCTGACTTTGTTTCCAATTCTTTTAGCTTTGCCCGGGCATCGCGAAGATCTTTGGTTAAACGTGCCCAGGCAGTTTGGGCTTCCGGCTTTAGATTTTCCGGAGCTTTTACATCAAGATCGTCTGTTTGGGTCTCTGCTGGTTGTTCCTTATTTAAAAACCTGTCGGCAACAACATCAAAAGGATTCTTTGATGTTGGTTTTGTCTTGGCAATCTCGGGGGCCTGTGCTTTTTCTACAATAGGTTCAGGTGCTTTGGTCTCCTGCGCGGGAGTGTCAAGGCCTTGGATTCCGACATCCAAAGCGTCGGCAAAACTTACAGTATCTGCTCCTTTGGATTCTGCGGGTTGGGTGGGCGTGGCTGTTTCGCTCATAATTGTTATTCCTTATTATTTTGTTGTGTTTTGTTCCCAAGGAGCCGGAAGGTCTTCCTTATCAGGAATGTCTTCTGCCAATACTCCAAGAAGTCTAATAGCCTCAAAAAACCCTTCCCGTCTGGCATTCAATGACGCATTCCAATCAATAAAATCAACATTAACCGGGGGCATTGTTGCAACGGGAGAACCTAAAAATACCAGAACATTTCGAACAGCCTTTCCAGCCTCAGTCTTGGAAAACTCCTTCCAAGACGCTTTCAAATCAGATCTATTTTGCCACTCTTTTAATGTCATACAACAGGGGTCGGATTCTCGCTCATTTCGGCACGAAGTTTAGCTGCCGCTTCCGCATCCTGTAAAGCTAATTTTTGTTTCATTTCCATCTCTTTAAATTTTGCATCCATACTTGCTCTCTGTTGCTTTAGCTGCATTTCCAATTGATGCTCCTGCATCTTCATTTGCATTTCGGGAGTTAAAGTAGGTATTTGACCAGAAGAAAGAGCTGCTTGCTGTTGGGCCTCCGCCGCTTTACGAATATCCTGCTCAACATCCCTTTGAAGATTTACCACTGCTTCGCGGAGCAAATTCATCGCTAATTTAAACTGACCGATTTCCTGCTGTTTGGTTTGATCCTGAGAAATACGGACAAGATGCTCATTGCAATGCTCATAAGCCATCGTCAAAAACATCATCGTTTGTTGTTTGTCTTGGACCTGATTGTTTTGAACAGCCTGTACCACAGGGTTAATTTCCCCGAGGTGCACCTGGAGGTGAATCGAATGATTTTCGCTGGGCATAACCGTAACAGGTCGGCCAGCCTGCATCGATCCATTCTCTAACTCTGCAATCTTGGCATCGACTGGGGTCCTATTTTTAACATTGGGGTTAGGCAAATAACGATCAACGGCGTCGTACCCAACTCGAGCTGCAATACGATCCCGAACAGCGTTGACCTGTCCCAATTCGTCAAACCGAGGCAACAACTGCATAAATTCATTAAAAGCGGTTAACCTCGCGGCGGGGGACCCTAGTCCGATTGCTCGGACTGCTTCAACATCATAAACAGCTTTTACTGCATCCCACGGAACGCCTCGCTCTTCAAGCCTAGATCTAAACTTTGCGGCTTCCGCCTGACCTGGTTCCCCGGCAATCCACGTGTCCCGCTGTAGCCGGCGGAACTGCTCCCGCAAAAGCCTTCCCCAGGGAACATAAAATAGATTGATTGAATTATTTGAAAGAACGGCTTCATTTGCCACCTGAGCTTCTACTTCCGTGGCGGTACGAGGCTTGCCGCTGGGTGCGTTCATTTGCGTGCGGTAAGACCCGGTGTTGGCCTGACGAACCATTGCCATCTCGTTGACGATCGGCTGAACATTCGCAGCCAAATTGGGGTACTGACTTTGAACAACCTGCAACCCTGGGGGGAGGAAGGACAACGGTCCAGAATAAGCCATCGTCATCCTGGATACATCCTCGGCAGTCTGTGGCTGTAACAACAGGGATGTCTGTAACATTGCCCCGTCGGCAATCGCGCATCGCAAGCGATTCGTGGTTTGGATGTGGGGGAAAATCTTATAGCCTAAACCACGGATAGAATGATAAATTCCATTCCCAACCCCGTAAGTAAACACATGAAAAGCTTCGGAAGCTTTTTTAAATCTTTTGATCTTCTTAAACAGAAAATCTCCCACTCCATCCCTGCGCCCAATGGCGTGGGAATAGGAACCGTCAAACTCCCGAACATAATAATGAACTACGTGGACTTCCCGGCTTCGCACGTGGGCAAAATAAAGATCGTTTGATTTCAGCTCCCTTTGCAACTCTTCCCAATTGAAACTATCCTGGGGCATTGTGGTGGTAGCATCGCGAATAGCCTGCTTAACGGCATCGACATTCCATCCGGCCGCTTTTGCAGCTTTTTCATTCTCGATATATCTGAATAACTCATGGGTCAGATAAATTCTTCGGACGCAGGCAATCTCAATTTTATCTTCGGTTGCGGGGGTTCCCCTAGGAATTAAAAAATCTCCGATGGGACAAACATTCCACTGCCAATTTCGTTCGTCTTCAAAGAAGGCAACGCCAAGGCCTTGGGCAACAAAATAATAGGATAACAACTGCTGACGAAAATAGAAAGCCGGCCAGTCTTTACAGATCAACCGATGAAATTCTTCGGCAATAATCGAGCCGTATTCTTCGCGCTGGCTTTCATCACCGAACTTGGTCTTGACGCTCACAAGCCGATCGACCGAGGTAACCAGGTCATTGTATGCCGACAATGCCTGTTCCAAATCGGCCGCGGCTTCGCCAAAATTTAAGTTTGCCCTATACGATTGACCCAATCTCCGCAATACAATCGGATCGTACGGAGCGGCCCCGTCAAACATATCCATAATCCGGGTACGATCCACGGCAGATTGTTCGTCGGCCAAATACAGATTTTTATAAATCCCAAAAAGACCCGCGTGATCAGTAATCCGGGTCTCCGGTGCTTTACCGGAAGGCGTGAGATTTAAAAGCCCGTCGGCTGCTCCGCCGTCGGGGTTCATATAGGTCTTTTCGTCCACAAGTTCGACCAGTATGTAGAAGCTACTTTAGCCTGTCAATCAGGATTATTTTGATAAAAAGCACTTGTCGGAGATAGCCGAATCCAGCCGTCTTGCCTGGTCGGTCCAGGTTGACCTGGCCCTTCCAGAAACCAGGGATCCTGCATGCAACCCCAAACGTTGTCTGGCTAAATCGAGCCCAAGGAAAAAGGCGTCTGCCAAGTCTGGCGATCTACCCAGCCTCAACTTATAGTCGCGTTTAGGCTCTACAGTCACCTTGCCGCCAGCAGTTGTAGTGTACTTTCTCCCGCTCATCTCCTTAGCCAGGTCCGGCGGGATGGATTTCAACTGGTTGGACCGCATGTACTCAACCCCGGAAAACCATAGTTCGGTCACGCGGTTGGTATACTTTTCGGACCCCTTGATTGGATTTGTGACGCTAACGGGAAGACTTGAGGCTTTTTCTCCGAACTTAATACGCACAATCCTTTGTGACCAAATTTCTGATAAAATATCGCAGAACGGATCGCCTGCTCCGGTGGCGTCGATCGCCAGCCTCTCGGGCGACACGGCGTTCTCCTGGCAAATACGCATGACTTCTTTTGCTATCTGGAAGTTTCTTGGTTCTGGTTTGGTGACGTCTTCGCGCACATAATAAAATTTATGGAATGCAACGGTGGACCCAGATTCCTCGCTGGTTCCACATTTGAGAATTGCGAGTACGGAACGGTCTCCGCCGTTGGTGAAGGCAGGATCGAAGCCAGCCAGCGCAACCGGTGTGTTTGTCCACCGCGGCTCTTTAGACACATCGTACTTTCTAAAATCAGCTTCCGAATAAATTCCCTCTTCTGCCCCCACGGGGGCCGGAAAAGATCGGATAAATCGCCAGAAAGATAGGGAGTTTTCCCCCTCATTGTCGATTGCGTACTTAACCTGCTTTGAAGTCAGCAAAAACGGCCATTGGTCGTTATGCTCAATGTTTGGCGTCTTCAGACCGTCCAAATGAATGCATTTGCCCAGTTTGGTCTCCCACTCTTCTGAGTCCACCGTAACGGAATTCCAGCCATCCTTCGGCGTGGAAAAAACACCGAACGGATCGTACTGAGAATTAAAGTTACCCAGAGCCACGCATTGAAAAAATGGATTGGCATTAAGATTATTAATCGCTTCGAAAACCGAATTGGTAACATCGGTTGCCTCGTCAATAATCAACAAAACCCGTTTGTTCTTTAAACCGATCAATTTTGCTGTGGCCTCTTTTTCCTTGTCGGGGCTGGACGGAACGAGGGTTATGGAGGAGCGGTCGCTGGCTTCGCCAGATTCTTCTGGGTTTAAAACAATCTTACCCATCGAGTCGATAAGCTTGCCCGGGAGACCAGGTACCTGCATATACCGTTCCCGAATGGAACCCCATAAACGCTTTCTTGCTTCTCGAACAGATGTGGTAGTCACCAAAACCAAGGTTTCGTGCGGAGCGCAAAGCCAGTTAACCAAACCCCACATCGCCATGGTTGACGTTTTAGCCGAAGACTTGGGGCCGGAGATCGCCAAATAACTTTGCTCGCAAGCCTGTTCGATCATCCAGTCTGCCCAAGGATGCCAATAAAATCCATTTTTATTCTTCTTGGCGTGATAGGGCCACAGAATATTAACAACATTTTTAAAATGCTGGGCCTTGCCCAACCCTCCATCCTCGGGACGCAAACCCCACTTAAAGGCGAGCAATTCAATGTCGAGATCGCTGGCCCCGTTGGGCCAGGACTTTCCATATTTTTCAATAGGCAAGCGACCAATCTGCATAATGACTTGACAGTTGTCAATTTAACTTCAGTCTGGCCGGACGCTTGGGAACACATATGAACCGTGAACAGTTGTCAAAAAGGCAAGGTTGGGGAACGTGAGTGGCGAGATGTCCTCCGGGCTAAGGGGTTTGAGGCAAGGAGGGGCCGGCAATTTTCGGGGAGCGAAGACAGCCCTGACGTTGTCTCGAACCTCCCTTTTCACTTTGAGGTCAAACGGGTTGAGGCCCTCAACATTGATAAAGCTATGGAGCAGGCCCAGCGAGATTGCGGAAAGAAAGTGCCTGTCGTGGCCCATAGAAAAAACAAACGTCCGTGGTTGGTTACGATGCTTGCGGAAGATTGGTTGTCGATAATCCGTGAAAAACATTCCGACGCCTGTAACTCTACATCCGTGGCAAGAGAAAGCGAAGAGCATTTTACTACCGGCGCTTCGGAACCACTCGGTCGCACTGGATTGTTCTGACACCGGAACAGGCAAAACCATAACAGCCTGCGCCGTGGCCAGGGAACTTGGCCTGCCTTTCGCAATCATCGCCCCAAAGATTGTCCTGCCAGCATGGAAAGAATGGTGTAGCACATTTGGGCTACAGCCTGAATTTGTGTTGAACTACGAAAAGCTCAGGACCGGTAAAACTAAATTCCTCAAAAAGCTGGGCAATAAACAATGGGAATGGGCCAATGCTTCAAAAGACTTTCTGTTTATTTTTGACGAGGTTCACCGGTGCAAAAGCTATAAGTCTCAAAACGGAGCTATGCTCGAAGCTGCTCGCCCCTCCAAAATTCTTATGCTATCGGCAACTGCCGCGGGAAGCCCACTCGACATGCGATTTACCGGCAGACTTTTAGGGCTCCATAACGGCGTTAATTTCTTTAGCTGGCTTCACAAAAATGGTGTCCTCAAAGCCCCTTGGGGAGGATTCATTTTTCGGGGTGGAAAGAAAGTGCTTGTAGATATCCACTCAAAAATCTTTCCAGAAAAAGGGGTCCGAATAAAAATTAGCGAGCTTGGCGACGCTTTTCCGTCCAACCAGGTCAACGCCCAGACTTTTGACATTTCTCCTAGGATCGGAGAACTTTATGAACAGGTTGAAAAGGAAATAGCGGAGTTAAAAACCAAGGCATTATCGGATCGAGATCCGGAAAGCCCACTTACCAAGCGCCTTCGCATGCGCCAGGAAATCGAACTTTTGCGGGTCCCGGTCATGGTGGAGATGGCAGAAGAGTTTATCTCCGAGGGCAAAAGTGTGGTGTGTTTTGTCAACTTCAGGCAGACGCTCGACGCGCTTATGGAAAAGATGGAAAAGTATCAGCCAATACATATTGCCGGAGATCAATCGGAAGCTGACCGACAGGACGCAGTAAACGCCTTCCAGTCCAACGCCCATTATTTTCTAGTCTGCCAAATAGCGGCTGGTGGAGTAGGTGTGAGCCTTCACGACTTGAACGGAAGACCGCGGGTTTCCCTTATTAGTCCGACATATTCGGCGATCGATTTAAAACAGGCTCTTGGCCGAATTCACAGATCAGGAGCCAAGTCCCCGGCCCTCCAGTACATTCTCTTTGCAGCCAACTCCGTCGAGGAAGAAGTCAGCCACGCGGTCCGCAGAAAACTCAAGAACATCGAGTTATTAAATGACGGCGATCTTCTCACGCACAATTGACTTGACGTTCATGTTTTAAACACCACAATACGCGGCACGCTAATGGACACTTCACACGCAAGATATAGCCCGAGCACCCTTAAAAGCCGGGAACTTTGCCCGGGCTACGAACCCAAAAAAGATGGGGAAGTGCATATTGTTACCCAGCGGGGCACAGCCATGCATCAGGCCTGTGAAATTGGAGACTTTGACAATCTTAACGCGGAAGAGACAAAACTGGTTATGAAGTGCCTGGATTATGTTGAGCGCGTCCGGGCGGAGTTGATGACCGATGCTTGACCTAAAGGAAATAAAACTTGAAGTCTTCGATCAATGGGGGTTTGTCGACCGCCTGCTTATCCGCGGAAACAAAGCCCATCTTATCGACTACAAATTTGGATTTAATCCTGTCGATGACGCGGAGCACAACGCTCAAATGTGGGCTTATACGCTCGGGGTTTTTGATAAGTACGATTACGTCACAGACGTCACCGTCCACGTCCTGCAACCCAGGCTAGATCTTATTTTCACCCACACATTTAATCGGGAGTCCGATTATGGGCGGATGGAAAAACGAATAAAAGGAATCATAGACAAATGCAAAAATCACACCGAAGCCGATTACACCCCCGGAGATCAATGCGTATTCTGCGCGAAATTGGCAGACTGCCCAGCAGTCCACGGAGCCACCATGCAGATCGTTAAAGCCTATGACCTGGCACACGACGCGCAGTTGCCGGAACTATTTCATCCAAGCCAGCTGGCTACACCGGAACGCAGGGCCCAAGCCCACCGGATTGCCATGGTTATGGAGGCCTGGTGTTCCAGCGTCCGCAAACACAATCTGGAATTTGCCAAGGAGGGCGGTGAAATTCCTGGTTACGGCCTTAAGGAAATTCAGGGCCGCAGGGAAATTAAAGACCCGCAAAAAGCCTGGGAAATTGTGAAGGACAAACTCACCCCGGAGGAATTCAGTTCCGCCTGTGAGGTGAAGTTTACAGATTTGGCTGATCTGGTTGCGGCCAAAGCGCCTCGCGGTCAAAAGACCGTGGCGAAAGAACAACTGGAAGACACACTCATCGAGGCGGAAGCAATGACGCGCGGTGAGCCGTCTTATCAACTAAGAAAAACTAAAGAGATAAAACAACTAAAATGAAAACATCATTCAGTAAGAAAGACAAAGAAGCGGCAGACCAGAAGGAAACTCAGGCTTTGGCGACCGTGGAGAGCAAAGCTCCCATGATCTCCAATCGCAACTCGGCAGTCGATGGCGAATTCAAAGCCTCCGACTTTCTGATTCCGAGGATCAACCTGGTTGGTAAGACCGGGAACCTGAGCAACAACTTCCAGCCGGGCTCCTTCGTCTTCAATAAGGAGATCGTTGTCGGGTCGAAAGACGCCCCGATGGAGACGATCATCACCCATATTCAGAAGAAATATATCCAGGAAATCCCCTACGGAACCGATGTGATTCCGAAGATTTTCGCCTCGCAGGCTGAGGTGGAAGCTGCCGGAGGAACCCTGGATATCACCGAAAACGACGATACGGACCGATACATTCCGTTTCTCGTTCTGACTCTTCTGGTGTCGGAGCCGAAAGACAAAAACCCGGTATTCTCGCTTGAGGGTCCAGACAAGAAAAACTACGCCTTGGCCCAGTATAACCTAACCAAGAGTGCGTACCGTGGGGCCGGTCGTCAGTTGTTGACAGACAGCCAGACAGTCCTTCGCGGTGGATTGAGCAAGGGTCGGTACCATGTCAGTAGCAAGCTCAACACCAACTCGATGGGTAGCTGGTTTACGCCGACCTTTAAGTTGGCTGGAACCAACAACGACGAGTTCCAGGCTTGGGCTTCCAGCTTAGTCTAAATAGATGAGGAAGGGGAGACGTTCTGGCATGGTGCGACGCGAGAGGCGTCGACAGGTCAAGTGTTCCTTGCCGCGTGAAACACCGGACGTTCTCCGCCAATTTATATCTCTTTTGGAACATCTTAATTTTAACGTGAAAACAGAAGTAAAGGGCATATGGATCAAAACGAAATAAATACAGATTTAGCTCCGGCAATTAGCGAAGTCGCCGCAGAAGCGCAAGAAGTCATAACAAAGATTATGACCAGGGGTTCCGACAAAAGCGTATTTGGTCAGTGGTTTCATACTGACAGCCGCCGATACAATGCCGACCGTCTGATTTCCCATGTGACTCAGGCAATGATGCAGATTGACGGGAATAGACCTGATCCTGATTTGGCTGGTGAAACTTCGCTCGATCATTTGGAAAGAGCCTTGGTAAGGGCGGCGTTTCTTCTCTACAAAATCCGAAAAGGAAAAACTCTATGATCGAGTCAATCTTGTTGTGGATTTTTGTGAAGATCAGCGTCCGCTGGTTTAGGTCGGTTGTTTTTGCGACTGATCCAGAAACAGACAGGATCACGTCCATGTTTTTCTTTGACCGGGATTCCCATGCTCATAGATTTATGGAAGTAATCGAAAAAGAAAAACTAAACCACCAATTAGAAAAGGAAGACATAGCATGATTATTGAATGGCTTTGGGACAAACGGGGATTTTCTTTTCCAAAAATCAAAACGGAAACAAAAAGCACCCAGGCTAAAATGAAAACTATAAAGGTTTCAAAAAGTGGCAAGAAACGAAAAAGATAACCTGGCCAGGGAACTTGTTGCCGCTTTGGATTACCTGTTACAGGAGGGATTTATATGTTTGACAGACCGGAAGGAACCCACGATTGTTTTAAGCAAGGAGGCCGTCATATGCAACTCGAAGAAATAGTCGGTAAAGAAGAATATGACAGCGCCGATCATACCAGGCAAAGAAGTCTGAACCGCCTGCATCAGTTTTACTGCCGGGTCGTTGACTTGGCGGAAGCAAACCACGTGACTGCCGCTCGCCTTGTGGAGGAGAACGGTCGTCTTGAAAACGAGAACGAAGGTCTGAGGGATCTCTGCCAGGAGCTCCTGTCCGACATGGCCGACCTTGAAAAGGAATGCTCGGAGTTCCGACGCAAGGTACGGTCCGCCGTCCTCGAATTAACACCACACCAGAAAGAGAACAACCATGACTGAAATAGTGATCAGAATAAGCCACGACGCAAAAACCGACAAGCTGGAAATCGCACTGCTACCACGGGATGAAAATCCCACGCTTGTTGAAAAAGACGTGTTTCTGGGCCTGATGCCCCACGTACAGAGCCTGCTCGGCCAGCTCCTGAAACAGGAAGGTTTTCGTAACAAAGACAAAGAGGAAAATGCTCTTGTCGATAAAACCGGTGCCCCGCTCAGTGAGGATTACATGATATCCAACGGCATGATTGAGCCTGAGGGTGGTGCCGAAGTTATCGACCCAAGAACCGGCGACCGTCGGTGAGGAAAGCCTTAGCCAGCTACGCACTGGCCGAGGAGTTCACGATAATCCCTTTCCCGTTTGAGGGAAGAGAGCGTGAACTGATTGCGGCCGAGTACGACATCCTGGTGGACTCCGGGGCGTCTCCGAAAGAAATAACGGACATGCTCCTTATGGCCATCGAGGTGCTCCTGAACAAACGCAAAAAATCCAAAACACAGAAGGATTCTGATTTATTGACGTCGAAGATTTCCGACATGCTCGGAAGACTGCTCGTCTTTGAAGAAGACTTTTTAATGAAAAAATGAACACATATGCAATAGACTTTGAAACATATTACGACAAGGAAATATCCATTACCACGCTTGGGCAGTGGCATTATCTGCGCCACGACAAATCGGACATTTACATGGTGGCTATTCACGGTCCGGGGGTGGATTACGTCGGTGATCCCAAAAAGGCCCCGTGGTCCAAGATTGACGGGCATAGGTGGATTGCCCATAACTACAGCTTTGACGGCGCGGTGATCGAGAGGTTGCGCGAGGCAGGTGAGTTCCGAGCCAGACCCGTTGTCTGGGACTGCACCGCCAACCTTTCGGTCGCCGTGGGAGCGCCCCGAAACCTTGCAGGGGCCTCCCGTGAACTTCTGGACAGAAAGATCGACAAGGATCCGCGGGACAAGATGCACTCCAAAAAGTGGATCGATGTCGAGAACACGGAGTTTGGAAAGGAGGTTTTGGAGTATGCCAGGCAAGACGCCCAGGCTTGCTTCCAGATCGACAAGGAGTTTGGATCTTTGTTGTTGCCAATGGAGCAGGAACTTTCCAGGCACACGATCCGGATGGGTTGGTCTGGATTTCATGTCGACACCGATGCGGTTGAAAAAGGCATCAAGCTTTTGGAACGGAAAACATGGGAGTCTGAAAATGCGCTTCCCTGGATCGACGAGACCGACGGGGTCGTTCTCTCAACAAAGGCGTTCCGCCGGGAATGTGCCAAGGCCGGTATTCCCTGGCCCACCTCGATGGCGGAGAACTCCGAGGAGTGTGCGCTTTGGGAAGCCCAATATGGAGACAAGGTTCCGTTTGTCGGAATCATGCGCGACTGGCGTAAGGCTAACTCGCTTCTGGCCAAGATGAAGGTCATGCGCTCGCGCGTGCGCCCGGACGGTACGATGGGCTACGGACTCAAATACATGGGCGCCCACACCGGACGCTGGTCGGGCGATTCCAAATTCAATGTGCAGAATCTTCCCCGAAATGAAATGTTCGGCGTTGATCTACGGGGTTGCATCGTACCCCGGCCAGGTAAGAAGTTTGTCATCTGCGATCTTGCCCAGATCGAGCCAAGAGTTCTTGCTTGGCTGTGCGACAACGAAGGACTTCTGGATGCAATAAGGAATGGGTATGGCATCTACGAGGCCGCGGCAAAAAACATGAATTTGTGGAATGGCGCAAAAGGGACATTGAAGAAAACCGATGCTCCTCTTTACCAGCTGGTCAAGGCGATGGTGCTAGGCCTTGGATACGGTGCCGGGGCCAAGAAGTTCGCGCTCATCGCCAAGATGCAGTACGGGATTGAGATGACGGATTCCAGGGCTCAGGAGATCGTCAACGATTTCCGCGGACGTAATCCCGGTATTCTCCAACTCTGGCGCAAGCTTGAGAACGACTTCCATCACGCCAAGGCGGACAAGCAACTTGAAGTCGGACTACCCAGCGGACGGGTGCTTACCTACCGCAACATCATGTCGCAGTGGCCGGAGAACCAGAAGACGGACAAGGACGGCAGAATGCGTAAGCCGGCCTGGACTGCGAGCGTGGAGCGCGGCGGTCCGCAGATCCCGTTCTACGGTGGGAAACTTTGCGAAAACCTGGTGCAGGCTGTAGCGCGTGACGTTATGGGCGCGGCTGTCCTGAGGCTTGAAAAAGCCGGGTGTCCGGTCGTCATGCACATCCACGACGAAGCGGTATGCGAGGTTGACAAGGACGTTTCGCCTGGTGAGATTGAAAGGCTAATGAGTGAATCCCCCGAATGGCTTACAGGTTGTCCAATCGGGGCGGAAGCGGTCGATGCCGAGAGGTACAAGAAATGACACTCTTCCGTATTCCTAATCTGTCGTCGTCGGTGGCAAGTCCCTGCACACCATGGACTGGAAACGTCAATCAGCCGCCCAGCCTGAAGCCTGAGGACGCCAAGAAGTGGTCCACAAGCTCGCAGACAGACGGCATGTTTGTCAGCGGGTTTGAGGGCAGGGCTCCGGCCATGCGGGTTACCAAGGATAATCCGCCGGCCAAGATGCATGCGTTCGTGGTGGACTACGATGCCGAGATAACCGACAGCGAGTTTATCGAGAGCCTGGCCAACAAGGTCAAGGGCTACAAACCAAACTACGCCCACAGGACTCCGAGCGGAGGAGCTAGGGTCATCTGGATGTTTGAGGAGCCAGCCCAGATTCCGGTGGGCCTTCTTGAGCCGTTCATCAAGCGGATGGCCAAGGAGCTTGGGATCAAAAAGATCTTCCCGGGCCTGGACGAAAATTACCTGAGACCAGAACAGTATTACGCCTGGTACCAACCAGTCACAAAGGTTAGCGAAAAGCCCATCCGGTCGGAAACGATCTTCAGCTGGCTGGCCACGACGATAGACGCCTCAACCAAATACCGCGGGGAAGGCCCCGTGGAGATTCCGCTGGACCGTGTGCGTTCCCGCGTGGAGGAGCTTTTCCCCGGACGTCTTGTCGGAAGGCTTGAGGTCAACTCCAGGACCAATGCGTTCTGGTCACCCACCTCGGATAACCCGACTTCCTGCGTGGTCACGCCAACCGGCATGGTCAGCTTCTCGCAGGAAAAAAGCTTCTACAGCTGGGCCGAGATCCTCGGAGCCGGCTGGGTCAAGGAGTTTGAGGAGGACCGCCTGGGCGCTCCGCTCTCCAACTACTATTATGACGGCAAGAAGTACTGGCGGCGCGACGGCACGGGCGTGTGGCGCGATGCCGAGTCAGACACGGCCAAGAAGGACATCGCCAGCATCTACGGACTGTCTCTGGCCCCGATGCAGCGGGGTGGGCAGTGCGAGGTTGACCAGACCATGTTCCGCATCCGTGAAACACGCCGGGTCGATGAGGCTGGTCCCATCCTCTTCAACAAGGAGGAGATCGTCCACCTGGGCGGCAAGAACATTCTTAATGTCTCACGCGTCAGGGTGCTTGAGCCACGCTCGGAGCACTGCTCCAAGTGGGGCGACGGCTTCCCATGGATCGCCCAGTTCCTGGACGGGTTCTTCGATCCGACCGACTCGCTGGAATACTTCCTGTCCTGGCTTCACCACTTCTACGTGATGGCCAGGTCGGGCAAGCAGTCCCAGGGCCAGGCGATCTTCATCGCCGGTCCGGTGGGCGTGGGCAAGACGCTTCTGGGAACCCAGATCGTTTCGCGTCTGCTAGGCGGAGGTTGCGACGCCTCGGGCCACATTTCCGGCGAAAGCGAGTTTAACTCGGAGATGTTCGAGGTTGGCGTGCTCAACGTGGACGACACGATTGCCTCTACCAGCCACGAAAAGCACCTGCTCTTCTCCAACACGGTCAAGAAGTTTGTAGCCAACCGGCGGCACCGCTACCGGGCCATGTGGAAGAATCCCTCGACCATCGAGTGGAGCGGTCGGGTGTTTGTGACCCTCAACGACGACCCGGATTCCATGCGGGCCGTTCCCTACACCGACGCGAGCATCCTGGACAAGCTCATGCTTTTCAAGGCGTCGTCTCGCGGAGTCAACTTCCCAGCGGCGAAGGAACTCCAGCGGATCCTGGACGGCGAGCTTCCGGCGTTTGCCAGGTGGCTTGTCGACATGGAGATACCGGAGCATATCCGAAGCTCCAGCCGGTTTGAGGTCAAGTGCTACCACCACCCCGACATCCTGGAAGACACCCGGACCACGCACCCCAACCATGCGTTCTCCGAGCTTTTGGATGAATTTTTGGCGAGCTTCAAGCTTTCCAATCCAAAGGAGATCGTCTGGAAGGGCTCGGCGACACAGCTTCTTACCCAGATGCTAAACGATCCGGGACTGGAAAAGCTAACCCGCCACTATGCGGCCACGCCTGAAAAGATGGGTCAACGGCTTGCCAAGCTGATGACCACAAAGCAAATCGAGCGTGTCACCGTCAAGGGCAAGGTCAGCTGGAAGATCCCGATCGACGTCGAAGACCCGGTTGTTTGACCGGTGGCTTGCAAAAATCCAGCGATACGCGATAGTCGAGATTTATAAATGACCCCGTTCCTCATAACAGAAAATTGTTGCTGTGCCTCGGAGTGTTCGGGGTTTTTCACGTATACCGATCCGGCGGAAATTCAAAGCATCAAGTCTGACCCGAACTATCGATACCGTATGACGATACCGTGTTCGGCATTGAAGCAAAACACGCTTCAACAAAAGCCTGTTGCGTCCGGAAGCATCAACGCGGTGGTAACGGAAAATGCAAGTCCGTCTCCAGGATATTGGCAGACAAACCGTGGGCGCGGAGGTGGAAGCACCGTCAACAAATCTTTTGTATCCGAATGCACTTGCAGTTTTCCGCCGGGAGCGGTGGTTTCCATGGACGTGCTTGGTTTATTTACAGGTGACTACACATACATCACACCCTCCGGCACATCCGTCAATCCTTACCAATTAAACGTCGGGGCCCAGGTTTACAGCATTAAATTTCTTTGCGGCGGAGGTTACGTGGATGTTTACTCGGAATGGATCAACGCCACAAACCTTTCGGAAAACCCGGCGCTCCAGGTAAGTCCGCCAGGATTAAACTCCACCGGCACGGTCACGCTCAGTCTTTTCGGACAATCCACAACGATCACATTGCTCAACACATGGACTCCGGCCTGGTCGTCAATTCCAGGATTCCAGGGAAACTGGCGCTTGGACGCAACCCTAAGCCTGAACCTGTCCGACTGTTATGAATAATCCAAGGATGTTCCACCAGCAGGCCAAAAAATTCGCCGGCTCCATGCATCAATGGGCCAAGTCGGGATTCAAGGTATCGCCGGAAGCCTACCAGAAGCGGATGGAAATCTGCCGCAAGTGCGAGTTTTGGGAGGAAAACGTCCGGCTGGGATACGGCAAATGCAAGAAGTGCGGATGCGGCAAGGGCAAGCACTGGCTCCCCCACGAGCAGTGCCCGATCGGCAAGTGGGGCAAAGAAACTCCTTGACGCTTTCCCGTGCCGGCCAACATAATGGCGGCACGATGAAAAAGAAACACACCAGCGGGCGCATTCATATTGTGTCCGAGAAAAAAATCCCATACGTCGAGCTTCAGCTCGACATGGACGACGACACCGCGGATAAACTCGCCAAGGCCGGCTGGATTGAAATCCAGCACGATAAAAAGGCCCTGATCAATTACGCCTTCGTCAAGGCCCTGGAGGAGTTTATCCACGCCAACACAAAGGAAAGACTTGCCCGTGCCAAGGGAACTCGCTGAATGTCTGGTTTTCTCGGTGGCCGCGCTTCTGGGCGCCGCAATCTGCGTGTTTCTCACCGGAGTTTGCTGGTCGGTTTACTGCTGGCTACGCAAACTTTGGTACCGGTTCTTTTAGCCCAGGAACAAATCCTTCAATCCGTCGTACGCATCCAGGCGGTCAACAACAAAAAACAAAAAAGTTTGCGGGGAACGGGTGTGGCCGTCGAGGGCGGCGTCATCACCGCGGCCCACGTGGTGGAAAACTGCGACTCGGTATCGATCTTTACCGGCGACGGGGACGAGTCTTTCATGTTTGACGGGGAAGTGGTCTTTTCCGACGACCTGGCCGACATCGCGTTTATCAAACTGCAAGGGGACGTGGGACAGCAAATTGACCTGAAACCCGCGGTGCTCAACACCAACTTTCCCGTCCAGCCGGGAACCGACGTGTACGCCATCGGCAATTCCTTGGGATTTACCAGGACGATATCCAAGGGCATTGTCAGCGCCAGCGGAACCAAGCGCGGCGAAAGATACCTATTTACCGACGCCCTTACGCGCCAGGGCAACTCAGGAGGGCCTTTGGTCAACGGCAAGGGTGAAGTCATAGCCCTGGTCCTGGGAAGCCTGGATACAGCCCCACAGGGCCAATTACCGGCAAAGGATCCATCCCCGGAGTTTACCTACACGATTCCAGCAGCCGACATTCAAAGATTCCTTGAAAGCAAGGGCATAGCCTCAAAGGGATACCTTGGGGTATTGGGCAAGACTGTACGGGTAAGTCTTGGACTTGGCCTTAACGACGATGGCCTGGAAATTGTCAAAGTAATCAACCCTTGTGGGCTCCAGGTAGGCGATATACTGCTGACCGTGGAAGACGCCCAGATTGGCACGCAAAGGGACCTAATACGGGCTGTACGGGGTCTTTCCCCGGGGGATAGGGTGAATGCCTGTGTCCTTAGAAAAGGCTTGTTTACGAACGTGGAATTGAGGGTTTTTACCAGGAATTAGACCCCCCACCCCATAATTTTTGGGTAAATGGTTATTGATTCGTAGGTTATAGA